CCCCGCCGCATCAACAGGAGAGGCAAAAACAAGATTGGCATTCTGGTCATCTAAACCAATCTCTTGGGTAGATAAAGACAAAAAAGCATCAGCGTTTGCGTCCAAAGTTACGGGGTCGTGTCCACCGCCCAAACCAGAGATGGCATCATAAACAGCGTTTTTTGAAGGGGCGACATCAGTGACACCGTCCCAGCCAGCTCCGTAAACATCATCAGAAATACGGTTAGACCCAAGATAATCAGTCCCTTCAACGGCTGCCGTAATCGTTCCCGCTCCGTCAGCCTTCACTATTCCATCAACAGCACCGACGATGGGGTCGGTTTCAGTTACAACACCACCGCCGCCGGCAGTTCCCCCCCCTCCACCGCCACTAAACATTGCCTTACGAATTCTCTCATCTACCTTCAGAACCTCGTGCTCTAACTGATGTTTTATGATAGATTTACCATTCATCTCACTTCTCACTTCTATCCACCGATTGGATTTCGTTTGAATTATTATAACTTACTTTATATACTACCTTTCGCTTACCGTAATAGTCAGTTATAGATTCTATATTCCCAGACAGAGTACGCTGTATTTCCGTCCTATCAGGTTCGCTTATTAGTGATATAATTCTATTCAAGAACGGAGAGAGAAAAGTCTCAAGCTGTTTTTTCAACCACTCAATCGGCTTAAGGAAACTGGGAATTTTAACAACCTCTGTTTTGACTTCGGTCTTGGGCATATTTTCCCAGTCTACCTTCATCCTTTCGGGGACAGACAGATTGACCACCGGCGATTCAATCTTCTTGGGAATCTCCGGCATTTCATCAATCTTTTCAACCAACTTCAAAATTGCTTCCACCAGCTTCGTGTCTGGGGTATATTTAAGTTCTTTTTGAGCAAGAAGTTCCTTAATTTCCTTAAGTTCAACTATGGTCTCTGACTTACCAAGAATATCTATCAGAATCTGACGACGTTTAGCTTTGAGCTCTTCCGGCGTCATTTAATTCCTTTTCTATTTTTTCGAGTAACACCTCAGCCTCCGATTTGATAACTTCTTTGGAATTCCTTTCGCTTTTTGTCTCCGGTTCCTCAGACTTCACCTCCTCTAACACCGGAACGATAGTACACCGGCAATTTACATGAAGCGGTGGGGCTTCAACATCACCATACTCAAAGGTCAATGGGCTATCGGCATTACCCATGTAGGAGTCCCCCTTATCAAAAAAGTTTTCTTCTAGCCCAACAATCTTGCCATCTAAGGGACCGCACCATTCACATACCCGCTCATCCTGTGCGGTTAAGAATTGCTTTCCCTTCACTATCCCTGATTGCCTATACCCATCAAGGGTCGCAAAATTGGTTGCTCTCGATACTTCAGTCCTTGCTATCCTCTGTGCCTGATAATCTTCCAAGTTAGAATAAACATCCCTTACCCTTTCAATAAGCTGTGTTTCACTTTCGCCTTTAGCTAATCCTTCAGCCAAGGCGTTCCTGACTTTCTCGTAAATTGTGTCATTGAAGCTCTTAGACGCCTTCAACGGCTCTTTATTGAGGTATTGCCTTGCCGCCTCAAGAAGACTGTAGTTCATTCCCTGTCCAAGCAAGTCCATTGCTTCTTGACCCTGCGTTTCTATAATAGCCTCAATTTCTGGCGTCAGGAGATCCATAGCGGCAATCACCCATTTCTCTTTATCAAACATGTAGTTAGATGCTGATTTAATTCTTTGCCTCTCGGTTCCCTTGAGCAGAAATTTCACTCCAATCTTTTTGATGTTGGACGCTATTTCTTCCTGTTGAGGTTTGTAGATTTTATTCTCAATGATATCTTGGATTTTCGCCTCAAACTTCTCCGAAATCTTGATTTGGTTGACCGAGAATTTCTCCTTGGTTTCTTTGGTAAGGATGTTTTTATACTTGGGTTTTTCTTTATTGTATTTCTTGGCTACCCTAACTCTAACTATCTTCTTAATTTGTTCCTCAATTTCCTTTGTCAACTGCTTAATCATGACGTTCCTGTTCCGCATTTTCGCTATCTGTTCAGCAAATCTCTTGGGTATTCCCTTTACCCTCTTAGCCCTAAGGACACGGACATACTTGCCCCCTCCAATTTCTTCCAGTTCGGGTTGTCCCTCTTCAACTCCTTCCTCAGGCTGTTCCTCAGGTTTTTCGGTCGGCTTTTCGGTCTTCGGCTTCATCGGACCAATCGGAGCAAGGTTCAGCGGTTGCCAAATCTCATCTCCCCCATCAATCGGCTCTCTACCCTGTTGCTCTCGTGCCTCATTGATCGTAATCCATTTATTGACGGCAACGTTCAACTGCGTATATTCCGTCGTCTTATCTTCTTGAACCGGATCCTCGAAGTCAAGGAATATCCCCTTCGTGCCATCTGGGTCAAATAGCGGAACTAAGAACTCATTAAGATAATCAACTAACTTCCTCATCTTCGGCCTAACGCACCTTTTCATAAAGACATACTCAGAAGCCTCGGCATTTGCCCTATTGACGTCCTCAACTATCCCCAAAACCACCTTAGTCGTCTTATACATGGCCATCAATTTATCCCGCAAAAACCTCTGCTGTTCCAAGAAGTCCATATCCTTGGCGGCAGTCTGGAGTCGCTCTATTTTCAGTCCTTGGTCAAGGATAGCCGTCTTATAGGCATTTTCCGGTCCCTCATATTTGGATGTCCAGAGGTTTCTAAGTCGATCAATCGTCTCCTTATTGAGCTTATTTTCCGTATAGAGAACTGTGTAAGGAACGGCCGAGTTCTTGAAAAAGTTCAGATTGTAGATTTCCGAATAATTTAATGTGTCAATTGTTCTCGCCGCCGCCTCAACCACTCCGGCTCCCCGCCAAGGATTATTCGGGTTAACATTTTTTATAAAAATGACTTCCCACGGCTTTAGTTTTATCCACTCATTTGGTCTCTGTTTATCCCTAACCTCATACCTTTCAACCATTTCAAAGCCATCACTCGTAGAGCCAATAAAGATTTTCACATCCGCCGGGTTAAGTGGGTAAAGTTCATACGGCGGTTGGCTCAAATTAGCCTGACTTACTCTCCTCAAGCGAATTGGGGCTTCACCAGTCAATAACAGGTTTGCCTGAAGAATGAAAAAGAAGTCGTTTTTAGTCATTGACGGGTTAACCTTGTAAAGAAGCTCCAACAATGGATGCTCTTTAACTTCTTCAACTTCCTCCTTCTTTTGGTCATACCTGTAAAGTTTTATCTGAATGTCAGATACCGCCTCGGCAATCGCGGATACATTGGCATAATTCCAACCAATGTATTCCCTTAGAAAGGCATCCGTCTTTTGGTGGGCTGGTATTCCAAACCAACTTGGGTTGATGATAGCCCAATTATCCTGCGACCACTTGGTGTTGAGCTGGTCAGTAAACTCATCAAGGACACTTCCCCACTTTGCCCTAACTTTCCGCTCAATAAACGAGTCAATGAATTTCAAATTTTCTCCTTTCAAAAAGCCCAAAAGGATATAACCTCTTGGGCATTCACAGTGCCTCTGACTTGGTTATATCTTAACATACTTTTTAGGTTCTGTCAATTTATTTCCCAATCGCTATCCACAAGGCAACAACTGTATAGGCGGGTGAAGCTTGGGTATGTTTTATCTGAACTTGGGTAGTAGATACCGATATGATGTTAAGTGGCGTAGTTACCTGATTCGCTGTTAGTAAGGAGCAAACAACTACTGGTGTTTGCGTAAAAGCCGTTGGAAAGGTAACTGTCGCCGTTGCTCCAGCAGCAATGCTAACTGCTCCACACTGAATTACAGCATCCGTAACATCATACCCAGTTGTGCCAGCCGTTGACCAGTTAGTTGAACTCCCTCCTTGTCTCTTAACCAAGTGGGGTTTCTCATCATCAAGTTCCGCCAGGGCCCCATCAAGTGTCGACGCCGATATCCTTCCGGACGGAGTAAAGGTATGCCTCTCGGTAGTACAGGCATCAGTAAAATCTTGGTTAACCTCCGAAGATTTTATCCTTGTGTTAGGCGTAAAGACATTCGTGACTCCTGTCGCCATTTTAAATCCTTTCTAAAACTTTATTAATCGTTAATGCTTGATATTCTGATTTCATTACTTCCTTCTGTTTATCATTAAGTTTACCGTTGGAATCAATTTCTTTACCCCAAAACCTCTTGTGTGCCTCCAGGAGCTCATCGGATAATTCCTTGGTGATTTCTCCTTTGTGTTTCTTGCAGACCCCAAACCAAGCCCTCTGTCCCGTATCCAATTCAACTTGGTATTGCCAATGGTTAGGCAAAAACTTAACCCTGTTGTTTGGTAGTTTCTCAATGAATTTGTCCCCACAGATGGGGCAGTGAAACTCTTTTATCTCCATAATTCTCCTTTATGCCGCCGTCGGCGTGGCGGGATTCTCCGCATTCCTATAACCTTCCAAGTTTCTGTAGATGTTCTCCATCGTGCTTGCCACCGGCAATGGCCTTGATGACAGAGATATCGTTGCCTTGCCTGGTGTATACTTGACCGACTTTATCTGCAGGACCGTTCCAAGTAAGTAGGAGATGTCGTAATCCCAGACATTGACATCCCATAATGCCTGGTCCCACAACGATTCCGAAGCCTCGGTATTGAAGTTCCTTATCTGGCAAGTCTGGCCGGGATAGATCGACTCAATGTCATAACCCAATCCGCCGGATTCCGTCTGCCCCAGGATGTCAACCTCTACCCTTGTCTCGATAGCATCATGCTCATCGAGAAACGAATTAGCCATTACATCGGCCGTCGCATCCAGGGTCACCCTCTCATCCTGCATCATGTATGCCCGTCTTCCATAGTTGGCAATCGAGCCGGAGCGGGTGTAGACCCGGTAAAGGGTATCCTTTCCCTTGAAGTAGACGACATTATACAAATCCTCTATCCTCTTATTTTGTCTGATTGAGATGATGTCCTTGCCGATAGTAAAGTAATGGTCGGCTTCAGAATTCTTTTGCTTGAATTCCAAAATGTTGTCAGCCCCAACCCGCCAGTACCAGTTCGCCGGAGCCATCTCGCGGCACTTGTCAATCACCTGTTTATGGGTTTGGGTATTGAAGGTATAACTGACGACCGTATTCGTATCCTCAAGGAACCTATACAAATCACCATAACTAACCTTAAAGTTATATTGCTTAAAGTCATCCATCATCGTCTTGACAATGCTGGCGATGGTACACGAGTTATAGGCAACCGTCGTACTATTTCCGGACTTATGGATTTCGTTATTTAACTGCGAGCCGTAACCAAGACAATGAACATCTACATATTCATCTCTGCCCTGAATCACCGGCTCATAGGCCGAGATGTATCCTGAGTAAATCTTCTTAACATCGTCTTCCCCGGAATAAATCTTGAAACAAAAGTCCGAATTCGTAAGGTAATCGCTCCATCCGGCAGCGGTAGTGTATTTCTTCGCCCCTCCCCTCAAATAATTATCGGTGGCATTGAAGGAAGCCAGAAGAGCATAGTAATTCGTATTATCAAGACCCCCATCCCTCGTCATAATCAGCCAATAGGTCTGTCCGGAGTAAAGTTGGATTTTACCAAAGTCAAAGTGCATGTCGGCCGTCTTGATGTTCTGGGTCGGTTGTAAGCTCCCGAGTATTCTGTTTTGGGCATTCGCCATCTTGTAGGTCGGGTTGTTAGAATCGCCGGCCCAAAGTTCCATCTCGATGTTGTCATGTGGTGAGCCATTTCTCACGGTCCAAAGGGTCACCCTGCTCAACTTGTAGTCGTGCGTCGGTTGGAACGTCTGGGCTATCCTCTCCTGCGAGGTAGTCCCCCAGCCGATTGAGCCGGTAGTGTAATTCAACTGCTCCACCTCGAGCGTATTCTTTGTCCCGCCCCTGTCGCACCAGACCTGGACCTCGTTGCCAACCGCCACGTCATCCGACTCACCGAAGACATCAAACGTCCTCGGAAGCCTTACGGTAAGCTCACCCAATCCCTCATTTATGTTCCAAGAGAAATCCGGGTCATTGACAACGTCATCCCAACTCTTGATAAATTCACCATTCTTGTTGTAAACCTTGTATAAAAACTTTTTCTCAGCCATTACAAATACCTCGCCTGATAAGTTAAGTTAATGTCGCAATCCCTCGCCGTGCCGGTGAAAGTCGCTATCATCCTGTTCGCGCCCGTCACGAATTCGGGCAGGCTTCCCGAAAACTCAGTCTGGACACCATTGACGGTAACCGAATTCGTGACCATCGAAATGATTATCTCGTCTCCAGCCGTAAAGTCCATATCAATCTTTATCTCCTTTCCGGTGGTAACGTTCTTAAACCTAATCGAGCCGACGTTCGTCGCGGCAACCACCGTAATCGTGATGACCGGTTCGGGATAAAGGGATCCGACGGCCGTCAGGGTGCAACCGTAGACTCCGGTATAGATGTTTGTCCAGGTCTTCTCGTAACTTGACCCGTAACCTGCCGGGTCGGCAGCAATCAGCTCCATCGTGAACGGGGCATAATTGATATGATAGGAATCCCTCGAAATCGTCAGGGAATTCAACTCGACATAATAAGTCCTTGTCCCGGAGGCATACTGAATCTCGAAAGACATGTTCGAGCCACTGACCGACTTCTTGAACAGGTCAATGTTCGCCTCCAAGTCATCAATGCCATCGCCGGTTATCCGCCCCTCTATCCGTATCTTCTTGGGGGTCAGTTGGGATGAGACGACCTTCGCCTTGTCTCGCCTCGCCAATTCCTGAATCGTAAAGTTTTGGACGGGCATCTGGTCGTGCTCGACCTTGGTGACCGTGATGTTATTGGTGCTGTCCAGATTGTATGAGTTCAAACTGATGCTTCTCGCCATTTATCCTCCAATCCCTTGCCTGGCCAACTCTATGCTTCGGGCCAGCTGCCTGCCGATGTCTCCCAAATCCCCACCCGCCTGATTTATATTCCCATAAAAGTAGGCATTGACGGTTATCCCCCCACCGCCGGTGAAAGAACCTTCAGGGGTAACCCGCTCGCCTTTGTGCATTAAATAAGTTCCTGTTTCTGGGATTATGCCACCGGCCTGTAATGGAGTATATTTAACCCCTACCCCACCAATTAAACCGACTGTAGGAGCACCAAGTTTGCTTGCAACCCTATCATAAGACAAAAGAAATTGATTGATTACGCCAATTGCCTTGTTAACCCAGCCCTGCAACACTGAAACTACTTGGCTCCAAGCGTTATGCCAACCTTCCTTAATGCCATCCCAAAGGTGATGGGCAACAAACTTTGCTTCTTCCCATTTCAAACTCAATTGGTCGAAGTAAATTTTATTTTGGGTTTTCCAACCTGTCATCAAGGCATCCCAGTCATCTTTAATTCTCTGCCAAGCATTATGGAACATTGCTCCAAATCCACCTATCATTGCATCCCAAGTGGCATAAGCCCAGCCCCAAGCTCCACCGTATCGATCAATAATACTCTGATTATCTCTCAACATCTGCTCATTGTCCGCTTTCAATTTCGCATATCTTTCAGCTCTTTTTGTATCGCCAGCCGCCATCGCCTTATCAATTTCAGCTTGGATTCTTTCATTGGTAGCCCGTAACTGGTCTTGTGAAGCTGACAATCCTTCTATGTCAGATTTTAGGCCTTTGGCGGCTTGGATTGCCTCATATATCAAAGCCGTATCAATTAAAATACCGATAGTGATTAGTGTCGGCATTCCTCCAAGCATCTTAACCAGATTAGCAATCGCTAAAATTGCTTGTGGTATTTGGAGAACAGAAAGTCCAACCAATGCTAATCCAATAGTAGCAATCGCTTTAGCCATAGTGGGGTGCTTCTCGACAAATTCGGCTATCTTACCTATCCATTCGACCATTTTAGTGATAACCTCGCCTATTTTTTTAGCAATATCTTCTATTTTCCTTTGAGCCTCATCAGTTGAAGCCCATTTTACTAACTTGTCAATAAAAGGAGTAATCGCCTCAACAACCGCTTTACCAATTGTTTCTTTCATATCATCAAATTTATTCCTTAAAATATCCAATTTACCAGCGAATGTTTCACCTGCCGCCCTTGCCGAATTTCCAAATTCTGTTTGAAGTTCTTTCAAGATAAACTTCTGGGCATCCATTATTCTGCCTTCTTTTACCATCGTTTCAATCGTTTTCTTGGATTCTTCATTGAAGTTAACGCCAACCCGTCTCAAAGCAGTAACTCCAAGAATCGGGTCTTGGAGAGCTTTACCTAATTGAATCGCAGAACTTTTAACATCCTGTCCCAATGCTTGAGACATATTAAGCATTGTTTCTGTTGCTTCTGGAAAAATATCTTTACCGATATTAGTAAAAGTCAAAAGTATATTTTCACCAGATTGAATCGTTTCGTCAGAAAACCGCGTTACATTCTGTAAAGATTTTGCTAAACCAGTAACTGCAGATGCAGTTACCCCGGCAACCCCTTGTGTCGAGGCCAGAACGGCATTAGTCTGTGCCATGACGGCCTGCGATTCCGCATAGGCATCTACGCATTGTTTCAATCCGTAAGTTAAAGCTCCAAATCCCGCAATCGCCGCAACACCAACCCTTTTCAAACTACTACCGATACTTTCTACACTATTGCCAAAACTCTTAAGTTTGCTTGATGCCTCATCTTTAGCACTTATTATTGCGTTTAATCTAAGATCAGCCATCTATTTATTTCTCCTTGATTTTTTTTCAATTTCTTGCATTTCCATTTTTTCTCTCAAATTTCTAAGTCGCATAATTTCTAAATTTATTTGAAACTTTTCCATTGGCTCTTCTAAAAGTTCCTTATAAGATAGGTTAAATTCTTTCCTATAAAAAAACTCGATTATCTCCATCGGGACAGTATCCGAATCCCTTAAAATGGCGTCTTCCAACGCCCTCACAAGTTTGGGGGTGGAGTTCCCACAATTACCTGGAATGACTTGGTAAGGACTTCAACCGGCAGTTCTTCAAGCTCTTCCTTCTTAACATCAACCACAGCTGAGCCGTCAAACCCCTTACCGCCGAGATAAAGTTTCTGCAGTAGTTCCAGTCCCGCCTGAACGGCCCTCGTCTGGTCTTTCTCATTGGCCAAGGGAATAAATTCCTTTACCTCGCCGTAGGACGGCGTGTTAAACTCCAGGTAGCATTCCTTCCAGTCGTCTCCCAAAAATCCCAAGTCCACCCTCTTTTTGACAACAAATTTTGCCATAATTTACCTCTCTTCCGGGGGTGGCGGAGGTAAGTCAACCACCCCCGTTATTATTTAATAACTTGCCACTTGATTTGCCAGCGTCAAAACACCGATTTGATTGACGGCGTTATCAGTATCATAAAGTGCCTTGAATGTGAACTTCTGGGTAGCAACTTCATCCAAGTCAAGCGACGGCTCCCATTTACGGATGTCAACCTTTGGCATCTTGATATCCAGATAGTTGTTCGTGCCATAGTTGAACTTAATACCGCAGGCCTTGTATGTCCCATCAACAACATAATTGCGGTAGGTCAAATCCTCGAAGGCCAGTTCCGCCTCCCCATCAACGCTGAATTGCCGATTAACAATATCGGAAGGGGTCACTGTCCCCAGCGTATCCCAATCAGCAAGGTTGTTGTTGACTGTCAGCGTCAGCGAGACAAGGGTGATTTTCGAAGCGGCATCAATGTTGGACGAATATGCAGCTCCGGTGTCCGCCAACCTGAACTCACAATGCCTTGAGAGATACTTGTTCCCCAAGTTCGTATAAGACGGAGTCAAAGTTGCCCAATCCTTCGACTTCTGCGAACGAAAGGCAACTGTTGCTCTTGCGATTGAGGCAGGCTTGACTTCAATCTTGAGAGAGTCAATCATCCCAAATGGAAAAATGACATTCTGATTCGGGTCATGATAAGCAATAGACAGGCTCAACTTATTGTTGATGTTTTGAAGTGTGTAAGTATGGACATAGTTAGTGGGACCACCAGAAGACGACGGTGCCGCCCCTGCCAATGCCGCCAAGACAAGACCAATCCAGTTTTCGTGGATGTCAGCCTCAACCTCTCCCTCGCCGAATAGTTTGACGGTGTAAGACGAATCGGCGTCGGCGATCTGACCAAACCCTGCTTCTTGGACTACCCTTTCGACCTTATCGGCAAACCCAATGGATGCCGCCGGTATCCAATAAGTCGGGGCAACTGCCGTTCCCCTTGAAGATTCCTTTCCGATTCCGATGGCCGCTCTGCGACCAATAAACTTAGCCAATGTAACTCCTTTCTAAAAAATTATTGAACGGTATATGACTTGACTACTTGGAGCTTTATCTCGGCTGTTCGACACCAGCCTTCTCCTAACTTGACGTATCCCCAACTTGAGGGAACAGCTCGGCAGTAGTCAGCCTCATTATTAAATGTGAAAAACTCATCGAATGTATCTATGATTTCCGAGACGACTCGACCAATTATCGCCTCAGCCCTTTGTTTCGCATTATCGGAAACAGCGTCAACCGCCGGAACCTGCTCCAACTGCTCATAAACCCTGACGATGAAAGTGAATTGCCGCTGGTTTTCCGCTGTTGACCAGTAATCGTTCTCGTTTCCCGAGCAAACCACCGTCACTGCCGGAAAGCCCTTAAATCCCGTCTTCTCATAATCACTAACATCCTGAACGGTCGTAACCTTTTCCGAAATACGGTTCATTATCACCGACTTAAGATTGTTGATGTCTGTTGAACCCATTTAACTTCCTTTCCCTGCTATCTCCTCAAGTCCAGCATTTATTTCCTGCTCAAAATAATTCCTTATACTATCCATTGATGCCTCTATCCCTTCCCTCAAGAACGGCTGGGCTTTCGTGCCGGGATGGTGGACAACCTTGCCGAAGAATATCTTGCCGTCCGTCAGAACCTTCGCCCTCTTGACGCTTATAATGTGCGGCTTCGTTCCTTCGTGAACGTATATCGCGTAATTCACCATCGGACTTAAACTTCCATACAGCGGTCTGAACTCCGTTTGATAACTGCTCCTCAACCTTCCGGTGACGACTGGCGTTCTCGGCTTTGCCTCCTTTTCTATCTCGTAGATTGACTTCTTAATGGCGTTATTCAGTCTCGTTCCGATAATTCCGGGAGATTGAGCCAAGGCGTCCAGTGCCTTTCGCAAGTTGGGTATTTCCACTTTTATCGTCATACGTCCTGCTTCACGACTATGAGCCGTTTATACTGCATCGAGCCAAAGTCCTGCGTCTTGACATCCCTCACCGAATACTGAACCGAATCCCTGACCACTTGGTCTCCCGATTGGACTGGACAGGATATGTCAACGAATACCGAAAACATTTTGCCAATTTCACCCTCGTAAAGAGCAATCTTTTCCGGACTCGGCTCCTGCCAACTAACCTTGTATCCCGCAGCCGTTCCCGTGGCTGAAAACACAGACCTATTTTCATCAAGGTGCCTCAGCCGACGCAAGGTAATTGTCTTATCTAAGAAATATTGGATAGTGCCTCCTCATATAACCGGCGTCTTATAGACGTCAAGTATCTCATCTAATCCCAAGTTCTTAATGGTAGCATTCACATCTTCTTCTTTAGTGTATGAGTATTCCCCCAATGACTCTGACCTTAATCCTGTCCCTTTAGTCACATTCTTCAAGTATGAGCATAAAGTAATACAGGCCTGCTGGAGGTCATTGGGAATGGTCGAGTAGCCGGCGACATAACTGAACCGATAATTTTTTACACCCCTCTCAAACGGTCCGAGTTCGTAATAAACCTGTCCCTCATCCCCAAGATAAGTAATGTAATCGCTTTCAAGTGCCTCCCAGTTGGGATTACCAAGGCTTCCAGTATTCTTCTCATAGGCGGTCAGGCTTGTTATCGGGTAATGTTTCAAGTTGATATAATTAGTTCCGGTGCCGTCATACTCCTCATTGGTGTAGGTCGTTGAGGCAAACCTTCGCCCATTACAGTATCTTTCGATTATGTCTGTCGCCCGATTTATGATGTTCGTCAAAAGAGCGTCATCGGATGTTCCGGTGATACTCAAAGCTTCCTTCAAATCAGCCAAAGAGATTAAGGCATAACTCACTAATGACATGATGTCCTCAATCCCTTCGAGGATTGGCTTAATATCCGGCTATTACCTCGGAACTTGACCAATTCCCAAAGGGTATTCAAGACATCAGGTTAGTTTGTGCCAGTAATGCAAACTGCACAGTCAAGGTCGGCTAACTCACCATCCACCCTCTCTTCAACCCTGATGGCAACTTCATTACGCTCAAATGTGCTGTAACCTCCGACGGAAGCTTCTTCAGACTGCATCACGTTGATACCCTCGCGAACACCGATCCAGTAACCCTTAAGGTCAATGAGCCAGATGTGTGATTCTGCCAAGTTATTCTGCTCAAGAACTGGGCGTCCCAAAACGGTTCCGGGTAAATCACCCGTCGGGTCAGCGACGAAAATCGGCCTATTCTGCGAGTCCTTGAGTAGCATCACCTTCCTGAGGGTATTCGAATTCATCAACCAAACGGCATTCCTGCGATATTTAGACCCAAGCTTGTAAAGGGCGTCAACCAAGCAGTCATAGGTCAGCACATTAGCAGCGGTAGTAACGGTGCGGTGAACGGTTGAGGAGTAAGTATCAATCCCCGTCGGTTGTCCCGATCCGGTTCCAACCATGAAGACTTTATCCTCTTCTTCGGCAATAGCGGTAGCAATCTGGTTAATCACGTAATTGATGATTGAAGGCGGAATCTGGGCATCGGCGACCAACTCTTTAGTAAGAACCACAATCACGGCCAATGAATAAGGTGTAAGGGAGATTTGGTTGAATTGAAGCGTCGAAGTTGACTTGACGGCCGCTTCGCTTCTCCAATAGACTTTTGGTCTGGTGGCCAACTGGTCAATGTTCAGCTGTTTCGGACAGGGGTCAATGACGGTAGCCCGTGGACGGATGACCGCAACATCCCGCTGTTCCTCTACAATCTGATTGTAGAGAACGGCCGGGACCAGATATCCACCAAGGGCATTCGTCCCCTCAGAAAGCACTTGGAGTTTTTCCTTCTGGTTCGTCAATAATGCCCGAATAAACTCCGTGCTTCTGGTCTGAGCATCCATCTCTTTGACGGACTCTTTGGTAATCTCTTTCTCATCTCCAAGTTTCTCTTCCTTTTTCCCAACAAGCTTCTCAACCTCAGCTTCTACCAACTTCTGGATATTGGCCATGAACTTCTCGGCTTCCTTATCAGCCTCTTCCTCAACCTTCTCATCTAAACTGTCTTTGTCTTCGTCCATCCTATTCCTTTTCTAAAAGATTTAAGGCCTCAACACTTTTATTGAGTGCCTTGTAGATTAAGTGGCGTCGGGTCATTGACTTCTTGTCTTCTCCCTCGACCGACTTAAGTTCTCGACCATTCGTGCCCTTAACAGGCATATCTAAGAAGGACTTTATGTCCCTCGTAAGATTTTCAAAATTTCTCTCAATGCCGGCAATCCTTGCTTCCAAGCCCTCGTCTCCCGGCTTGATTCCCTCGGACAATCCCTGGATATTCAGCTCAATTCCCTTAATTCTTTTCTCAAGGCTTTCTCTTTCTGACTCTTGGATTGCCTTTTGCTCGGCATTAGCTTTGTTTGAATCATCAATAAACTTCTCTATGGCAATCTTCAGTTCCTCTACCGACTTACCAAGTTCGGCAACCTTGCCTTCCTCGATATAAGTATTGACCAACTTAATCAAGTCCCTGACAGAATCGTCGGCAGACCTGTTCTCAACATACTTTTCGATTATCTGGTCAGCTGTCCTCAATTCTGGCGGTTCCTTGTCAAAATCGGCATAATGTCTCTTAAGGTGATTGTAGACACCCATCCGATCCGAGTCCGGAATTTGCACTCCACCCCTCGCTCCCATCAGAGCTGCCATTGCCGCCGACACGCCTCGCCAAACGGTCTTATAACCGCTCAACTGGTGATGCGGCAGCTTGTATGAACCCTTAAGGTCTGGGTTCGCCGAATCATACCAAGCACACATCTTTTTCAGGTCGTCCACGTCAGCATTCCTAACCTCCGCTCCGGCGTCCCACTCTACATTCTCATCTGCCAATGGATACTTGGTGTAGGGAATTGCTCCCTTAAACTCGATGTCTTCGACATCCTTCTGTGGCGGGCAAATGTCCTCATCCTTAACATCCGGCATAATCTGTTTTATGACTTCAGGTGAATATCCCTTGCTCAACGCCAATCCAAGAGCATTCTGGTTAGCCGGAACATTAACGAATGAGATTTCCAAAAGTTCCTGTTTCTTATAAACCTTGTCATCCCGCTCTATCGGCAAGAAACCAACCGATGACGCCTTAATCCATCCCTCATCAACCAAGTCAGCGATTAATCTTGATATGTCCGACTTTCGATGAAACTTCGGCTCAAAGACCAGTTTCTTAACCCCTTGAACCGTCTTGAATCCAATTTTCTCGGCTATCCCGATCGCCGGTTCAAGTTGGTTGTGAGCCCATAGAATTACCGGATTTTTCTTAAAATTGTCCAGTTTCCAACCATCAGTAGATAGAACCTCGCCCTGCCTATCCACGACCTCATCGGAGGCCACAAACAGCTTCTGCTTTACCCCATCTTCCTCTATCTCCTCGACAAAGGCGGTGGTATGGGGAATTGTCTTAAAGTCCACCTTTTGTTCTTCTTTCTTTTCAGTCATTGTTACTCCTGTTATTAGTCCTTTTTTTATACAAAAAAGCCCTATTCAGGGACTTAATGTCCTCAAATAGGGCTTCAAGAGAGCCTTCTAAAACTATTTAATTTGCTGGAATTAACTCTGCTGTGTATGTCTGTTGAATGTTGTAATCATACGTAATCGTATTCAACTCATTGCAGGCATAACACTTTATCTCAACCTGCCCAAAGATGATTTCTTCTTTGGCCAACAAATGTCCACATCGCTTACAGCGGAATTCGTTCATTATTCACTCCTATTATATCATAAAAAATGGTCTTGTCAAGTCTTTAGACGAAATAGATATCCGGTTGGGGATTGATATCCTCGGCATACGATAGTGCCAAGGCGTCGGCAAGGTCAGGACTCCTCAACCCCCGTTTTTTTAATTCCTCCTTGCTCTCTATCTGAACCGCCCCATCGCTTGACCTGAACCGATACTTCAGGTTGGTCAAGTCGCTCACTATCGTGCCCCTGTCAATCAGCCTGATTTCGCCATTCATAAACTTTTGTCTTAATCTCCAATAAAGTTTTGCCCGGATGTTGACATACTTCATTTCCCCTTCCGAAGCGGTGGACTCGGCGACACTCACCCCCTCAACCCTGTCGGAGTACTCTGATTCCTTTAGCCTGTCAACCACCCCGGCACCGACGCCGATGGCATCAATCCTCATCTTGGCTTCCGGATATTCCTGTAAAAAGTTTATCGCCCTGCCGACGGTCTGCATCGTGTCCTCCTTTTGAAACCACTCTACCCTCTTTACATCATCTCCCTTACGAATAACAAAGGCCGTCCTATCGTCGCCCATTCGAGCGACATCAAGACCAATGAACCAATCGCCGTCCTTTGGATTTTCATTCCTCAAGGCGGCTTCGGCATATTTCAATGCTATTAAAGTATCCGTTGATTCGGTCGGAAACTCCCCCAAGCATCTTGCCTGAAAGAGCGGACTATCCTCGCCCCATTCCTGCATCCTTTCCCAAACCCACTGGGGTGTTATCAGGTAGGGATAAATGGTCGCCTCTCTTCTCTGTTCCTCGGTGGAATTCTTTAACGCCTCTAGATTCGGGATGCTGTTAAAGTTCGGTGTGTCAAAGCAGCTTATCGTAATCTTGGTCCAAATTGGCGACTTGAAAGCATCGGCGAAGTATCCGGTCGGGTCGTTGGGATTACCAATTAAAAGGACTCTCGTAAAGCCGGTTGAAGTCACTCCCTCAATGGCATCGTAAATCTTCTTCTCAACGCCGCTTGCCTCGTCGACAATCACCAGAATGTAGTTGGAGTGATAGCCCTGAAACTTGTCGGACTCCGTCGTCGAAAGCCCCACACCAAACCAGTCCTCGTCTATATTGTAGCGGACATCAAGCATTGTTCCGGGAAGTTTGTATCTGGCGTTGTTGTAGGCGGTGTTTATCTCCTTCCAGAGGATATCATTGACCTGTCGCCAGGTCGGGGCGGTCGTCAATACGGTCGAATGGGGATAAGAATGTAAGAACTTCAAGGCTATTCTTGCCGCTATGAAAGACTTTCCAGAACTATGGCAACTTTTGACCGCCACCCGCTTGTTTTCTTGGACCGCCTTGACGATTTCAGCCTGCCTCGACCATATTCGGTTGCCAAGCACCCTTTCAATGTACAGCCTCTCGTCATTCCTTATCAGCTCCCGTCTCATTTCTATCGAAGTCGTCTCCACTTAAAAACTCCTCCAAAGTTAGTTTACCCTTGTGCTCGAATTCCTTGCGTTCCCTGAATTCGTTTGGGTATCTCCTTTCGAGATACCAAGCCGATGCCTGCCACTGCTTATCGGAATGCTTTTTGATGTTTTTGATGTGTAAGGACTTGCAGATGATATCGGCCTTTTTTATTGCCTCCAAAAACTCCGGATGATTCTTTTTCCATTCATAAAAAGTCGACTCGGGAATTCCCGCAAGGGCATAGGCATCCTCATAGAAATTTCCCTCTTGAATCCTTAACAATAAGATCACGATTGGCTCCGCTTCCAAAACCATCTTATTTAACTTGTCCTTATCGTCCTCTAAATACGCCCTTACGGCTTCCTTATTGTATTTCTGTTGCATACGTTTTCCAATCTTTTTAACTGTTTACAATTTTTTCTTTTAGTGATATAATATACTTAATATGGATAAATTCACCAAAGAACAGCGAAGTCACATAATGTCTAAAATTAGGGGTAAAGATACAAAGCCGGAACTTTTCGTCAAGGAAGCGCTCATACGACTGAAGGTGCGATTTACTTATCAGGCACATGGTTTACCTGGTACTCCGGATTTTCTTATCGATAAGACTGCCTTATTCGTTGATGGCGACTTTTGGCACTTGAGGAAGCTTTCTACCTTACGTAAAGTTAACTGGTGGTGGAAAAGAAAACTCCTCTTGGGAAAATATAACGAACTTAAGAAACGATTAAAATTAAAGCTAATGGGATATAGGGTCATCAAGATTTGGGAAAAAGACTTACCGAAAATTGACCTTAAAGAATTCTTTACAATAAATGGAATCCTTTAATTGTTCGTAATGCTCTCGTCATAAATCTTCCTTAACTCGTCCGACTTTATCTCATCGGCGACTTTCCTCAACTTAAGCCCAAAGTCATCTACCTTGGGTAAATTATTGAAATCTATGTCCTTTTTCCTTATAAGCCGATTTTTGAATTTTAACCAATTGATAGAATGCTATGGCCTGCCGAATTTCCAGACCACCTTGACATGTTCTGGCCAAATTTTTTCCAATAATCTTGCCATTATCAACCTTCCTTTTCCCTTATAAATTTCCGCATTACCGCCCTTCATCGTCATCGTTCTTTGCTTATCAATAGTGAAACTTGTAAACTGAACCGTACACATGCCATGAGTAACAACCTGGAGACAAGGGTCGGTATCCTCATTATATTTAAGCCTCCACCTCCATGGAATCTCATTATTGATAAGCATCGCCGAATAAACGTGGCAATTCAATCTATATGGAACCTTTGTCCTTGGTGGCGTAAACATGCTATAATTAAAGCCAGAAATTCCAATATTCTCATACCTATCCGTAAATTCCTCTATAACCCTCATCGCCACATTGGCATTACACGGAATCCTGTGTCCCTTATACATCCTCCTGAACTTGCGTATATTATCGTCAAATATCCAATGACGTTTAAACCCATCCTTTACGGAATCTTCCCAACACCAATTTCTTGCAGGTGTTCCACCTTTACCAAGGTTGGAAAATGGTAAAACCTTTACCTTTTTTCCATATCTACTACGGTATAATTCTTGTTCCTGTGGTTCAACGACTAACTTAAAATCAACTCCATCATTAATGAAAATATCTGCCGTCAGGCAACAATCGTATCTTCCCTTAGAAATAATATATACCGGATATTTTGGCTTAAATTTACTCATATTTAACTGATGATTCATCTACCTTTTCCTTAAACGGATACCACGTCGACCATGTTCTTTTTCCCTTTTCAGCTATCCGAAAAGCATATTTTTGTATGAATTCATCCCTATTAGCTTCATTCTCAAAATGAATTATTATTTTAAGGGAATCGTCAATCGGTTCAAATGCCGGCATCCCAATCCATTCTTTTTTACTATCATCTATCGGTCCGGGATTATAAAACTCAAGTTCCCAATCCTCAAATCCGGTAAGCGGAAGGTTTACCTCTGCTTGTGATAAGTCATAGATCATCTTTTCTAATTTTTCCCTGTTCCACCTTCCCTGAATCCTATTGAGGGCAAGGTTCAGGATTTTCGCCCTGTTTTCCGGCAAATCAATATAGTAAACCGGAACCTCCTCCATCCCAAGTTCCTGCGCCGCCCTGACCCGCATATGACCGCCGATAATCTGGTTTTCCTTCTTGTTCACGATTATCGGGTCGACGATCCCGAACTCCTTAATGGCGTTTTTCAGTGCTTCGTAGTCGTGTTCAGTTATCTCCCGGGGATTGTATTCGGCGAACTTCAAGTCTCTAATTTTAACATTAACGATTTCCATTCCTATTCCTTTCTAATTATTCCCTCTCACGCTCTTCCCAAAACGACTGACACATCGCGTATGCCTGGTCTTGCGGTCGACCTTCCTCACCGACCAGTTGCTCCATACATCTTTTAATGAAGTCCTCCTTGGATTCATTGGGATTTGGTTTTGGCATGATACTCCTTTCTATTATTATTTCTTAATTTGCTTGGCCATCTTAAACTGCTTGAAACACTCCACAAAATCCTTCAGACACTCCTCGCAGAGCATCCCGATGATAGCCGAATTATCCATAATTAGATGGATTTTTTCGGTCTTCCCGCAGAACTGACAACCAAACCTTTGGTCTGAAATGGTGGGATAAGCCGTCAATGGTCCCACGGCATATTCCGATGTCGTCGTAGTCGTAAAATTGCCACCATATAGTTCACCGCCTACCATTCTTCAACTCCTCAATTAGCCGCTTAAATTCCCCAACACTTTGACGGACGTCATACTTCTCCCTCACTTCTCTTAAATTACGGTCAGCCTCCTTCTGCCTTTCGACTGGGTCCATTAATCTCTCCAAATCCTCCGCCGTCCTTGCCACCGGCATCCCAAGAGCCCAAGCTGTCAACTCACGGTTGTTGCTCTTGAATCTGTCATTAGGTCTCCAGCCGACCGGATTCAGGAAGATATCTGACTTAATGAATTCCTTGTTAAATGTACTTAACTCCCACTTCGTCCACCGCTCCTCCAACCTCCTGCCCTCATATCCCTCTTCACCGGCGACGGAAACGTACTCATTCGAGATTATTGAAAGTTTCAAATTCAACCTCAATAATGTCCTAACGGTCTTCTTCAAGGCATACGAGTTATGGGCATACCCATGCCAGACGACCTCCCTCGCCCTGCCCCGGTGTTGTTTCTTCTCTCTGTAATGTTCCAAATCCATCCGGTCGGAAATTACAACAACCGGCTTGTCGGTTAGGTTCCTGAAGACCTCCGCCAACGGCTCGGTCGGACAGGTAACGGCATCACAGAAACCAATCATTTCCCTTATCGGTTGCAACTCAACCCAGTCCGGATCGCAGATATCCACTATCTTTATTCCATCAAACTTTTCAGCCAACTCAAGCAGGTAAGCCTTCTGAAAGATTAGAAAGTCATATTTCTTGCCGTATTTGTATACCTCAAGCTCCGGCCAATACTTGACCAGCCAATGCCCCCTGATTCGGGACGAGCCAATGTCCTTCTGACCATGAATCTTTTCGAAAAGTATGATCCCGCCATTCATAACCACTCCTTATGTCTAAGATACCATTTGACGGTTCTCTCAAGCGACTCATCAAAAGTCTTTGGCGGCTTCCATCCCAACTTTGCCATTTTGCTTCCGTCAAGGGCGTAGCGTAGGTCATGTCCAGGACGACTGGAATGAAAATCGACCATCTCGTATTTCAATTCCATCCCAATTATCTTGGCTATCTTCTGGGCTAAACTCAAGGCATCTATCTCCTGTTCGCCAACGATATTAAACTCATCATACCCATTAAATCCTTTTTCGGTTAGGAATAACAGGGCATCACAGACATTCCGAGCGTGAATGTAAAACCTTGACGCCGCCCTTGTCTTTTCGGGGTTGGCGTGAATTATAACCGTCTCACCATTCAGGATTTTCCTAATGGTTGACGGAATGAACTTTTCGGGATGTTGCCTTTCGCCTATCACATTCATCGTATGGGTTGTGATGAGGGGCAATTTATAGCAATTCTCAAAGGATTCACCTAATGCCTCTTGGGCGGATTTGGTGGCCGCATAAGGGTTCTTGGGGTGGTGATGGTCGTATTCATTGCTTAATCCTTCCCTAACGGGACCGAATACCTCGTCGGTGGAAAAATTGACGAATAATTTCAAGTTTTTGATGGTTCGGGCAAAATTCAGGATATTACAAGTCCCCACGACATTATCCATTACAAACATCATCGGATTTTCAATGGAGCGATCCACATGGCTGGAGGCAGCAACATGCCAAATGTAACCAACTTCTCCAATTTCTGATTTTACAAAGTCATTCAATTCCGACTTCAAGTCCCACCAGATGAACTTGACTCGATGCTTTTCCTTATTCCAGATTTCCATATCAGTTAAACGGTTGGGATTGCCGGAAGTGTCCAGCCTGTCCAGAATGATAATTTCCCAATCGGTATTTTTTAAGACACCTTCCACCAAATGGCTTCCAATAAAACCCATCCCTCCGGTTAAGAGTAATCTTCTCATCGCCTCACCGCCCTTTCCATTTTGCCCCAGTCCCAATCTTCCCTTATCTTCTTATTATATTCCCAATCCTCATCCAAAATAGGCGTCTCGGCTCCAACATCCTTTGCCCAGTTCCGATAGGCACAAAGGTCTTTTGGAAAACAACTGCCACCAAACCCAAGCTGTCCATCATGACCCGGGACTTCGTAATGCGAATTGCCAATTCTTCCATCAGCCAAAAGCATCCTAACCGCCTCCTGCCAATGAATCTTACCACCACTTTCGCTTATCAAGTCGCAGTGTTCATTGAACTTCTCTGCCACCAGTCTCTGCTCATTAAAGTACATCACCTTGTTGGCAAAAAAGTTGTTGCAAAGATACTTGACAAACTCCGCCGTCTCGTAATTGGTCTTAAAAATTGGCGTATGAAGAAATCTTGCCCGATACATTTCCTCTACTCTTCGGAGGTTTGGGTCATCCTTTCCTTTACCCCCCAGGACAATCCTCGCCGTATTGATGAAATCCAGGCGGGCATTCCGCTCAGTCAGGAATTCCGGGTTGAAAATGAAATTCAACTCGGGATATTTATCCTGATATCTTCTTGTAGTGCCGGGAATGATTGTACTTTTGATAATGATAATCTTGTTTGACTTATAATTCAGATGTGTGGCTATCTTATCGATTTCTCCATCAATTATCGAAAGGTCTATCCTGCCACCCTCAACATCAGTCATCGGGGTTGGCAGGCAAATGAAGATGAATTCGCTATTATCAACAGTGTCCTCAAATGAGTCCACTTTTTCCTTGATATCATAAATCTTAAGATTGTGAGTTAAGGACAACCCCTGAGTTATTGCCTTGCCGACAAAACCAAAGCCATAAATTCCGCAATTAAATTTTTTCATTTTTTAATCCTTTCTAACGCCTCGTGTAACGGATGGAACATTGACTCAGTTATTTGCTTTTCAATTTCCTGTTTTATTGGAGGACAAATTGACTCTACCAGTCTCCTTCTCAGCTCACCTAACACCGAATGATTTTTATTAACGAATACATCCCTTGTTACAACAATTTGGCTACGTAATCTTTCATTCTCAAATTTGACATCTAACACAATAATATTCATATCAGGAAATAATTCATCACTTTCTCGATGTATAATATTAACTTTCATCTTTATCTTTTAATTTTAACTCTTCTTGTAATTTACTTAAGAGCATCCCCAAGTTCTTCTTTTCCCAAGATATCTCAAGCGGTATCATGAAAATCCTCTGGCATTTGGTGCAACGATACCATATATCTTCGGGAATGACCTTCCGCAATCGCTTATGTTCACAAGCCTCCGTCTCTTCTTTCTTAACTCTTTCCAGCCCCTTCTTAATCAACTTTTGAATGTCGTCGGTGGCCTGAAGTTCCCTAAGCTTCCACCAAACCATCAATCTTCTAAACAAATTCATTTCAAAGTCCTTTCTATAAGACTTGACCAAGCATTGTCAAACTTTTCCTTGCTGAAGTTCTTAATCGCAAACTTCCGACCCTCGGCTCCGATTCTCTCGGCCGTCTTGAATCGCCTGTAAATAAGGTGGTTGATTAAGGCGGAAATTGGCTCCGGATTGTCGGGGATAATTATTCCAGTAATTCCTTCTACATCCAGAAGCCTATCAACCACATCTATGTATTCCTTAACTCCCTCGCAGTTCTGCCAGATTGACTTTGTGTCCAAGTTGAAGTAACTATCGGCATCCTGATATGGCGTCGAAAGGACACAACAACCGCTAAGCATCGCCTCTAAGCGACTTCTTGGGTTCGGCGAGTGCTGGGTGGGATTGAAGTAAACTAACGACCGTCCCAAGAAATCCCGATATGCCCCCCAACCACCAATCTCCCTGAATCTCGGGTGTCTCTCGATAACCCAACTATATGGATTGCCAATGTGGATTATTCTTAACCCATACTTTTCGTATAATCTCTCGCCCGTCCTCATCAATAATTCTCTTCCATAATAGGAGTCAAGCCCGCCCGGACTTAAACTGACAACACACCGAGGTTCCTTTGGCAAGTTCCACCAGTCATTTGGATCCAAGCCATGGATGATAACTTCTCCCCAACCCCAGTCTTTTTTCGCCTGATAAGAATTAACAACCATCGTGTTATTTCCGATCAACTTTTTCATTCCCTCTATCTCAACCAATTGACCGCTCTGTACTACCTTTCCGCCATTTATCAGAAAGTTAACCTGAAATTTCTCTATGTCTTCCCTCTTTGCCTTGGCTAAATCCAACGGAAGAGCCCAACTACCGGGACCGTAGGTTTCCCACCTTTCCGGCCACCATGGCGTACCATGATTTATCACTATCTTGGGGATATCCTGAATGACCTCATTAAGGTCTCGGTAAAGTTGTCCCTTGCCGATTAACGGATCCACACATTGCTGGTCTACATCCAGGACAGCTAAATCGTATTCGCCTGATTCATAGTTAGCTACGAAATCAAGGTTCTTCGGTTGCGGTCTAACATCGGTATTCCATTGACCACGAACATTATTTATCAGAAAAGACCACTGGGTATTAGGTATCTGAAGCAGGGAAAACTGATGGCTTAAGTGCCAAGATGCCGAGAAAATTTTTATCATACTCTTTCTCTCCAAAAATTCAACATATCTGATAATGTTTTCTTTATCTTGATTTCTGGCTTCCATTTAGTCAACTTCCTAAACTTATCACTATTACAGATTAAAATTGGTACTTCTGTCCTTCTCATTCTTGACTTATCTAAATCTGTCTTAATTTCTTTTGTGGACATTTTTTTTAAGGTATCCAATATATACTTAATTTGAAAACCCTCTCCTCGACCAATATTGTATACACCTGGCCTAAGGTTTATCGCCATCCTATAAGCCCTAACCATATCCCTAACATCAGTAATATCCCGTATTACATCAAGGTTTCCATGCCTGAGAACCCCACCGTACTTTTCTATTTGGGCAATCTGCTTAGCAAAACTCGAGGTAACATAACACTCCGGACGCCCAGCTCCCGTATGATTAAATGCTCTTGTTCTTACTATATCCAGCCCATAATTATCTGCATACCATTTTCCCAAAAAATCTTGAGCAACCTTGCTAATCGCATAGGGGCTCTGCGGTCTTAAAGGTTGACTTTCATCAATAGGGCACTCTTCAAACTCAACCAACCCATACTCTTCACTTGATCCAGTAATCAGAATTTTAGGCTTCAAACCCAAATTCTTGACAGCCTCGAGTAGATTTATCGTTCCACCTACATTCACCTCAAATGTTCTCTTTGGGTCATTAAAAGACTCGGGGACAAATGCTTGGGCAGCCAGATGATAGATTTCATCCGGTCTTACTTTATCAAGAAAGTTCCTAATTTGCTCATAGTTAAGTAGGTCTTGTCCATCCTTGATATCAAACCCAAAAACCTCATCCTTATTTTTAATACATAATTCTTTTAGATAACTTCCCACGAATCCGGAAATCCCCGTAATAAGCACTTTCATCTTGCCTCCATGTTCATTCGCCACAAGATATTTTTCGACTTTATAATTTCATCCCTTTTTCTATACTTGTTCTTGGTTTCAATCAGTGATTTAACCTTGGCACTTTCAGCAAACTTAAACTTAAACCCTTGTCTCCGAAACCTCACCCTCAATTCCTGCGACTGGAAACCATACTTGGGACAGGATTGGTTGAACATTCCCGCATCTATCAATTCTTGTCGATAGCACATCGAGATGTTCTCGACAAAATCCTTCCTTGTTCCCTTGTTACCGTAGACCCAAGTCTTCGGCGTCAGATGTTTGAGCATCTCAGACAGCCAATTCCTTTCGGGATAATATCGGTCATCGAGAAAAGCAACTATGTCCCCGACAGCGCTTATTACCCCCAAGTTTCTCGCATAAGCCAAGTTATAAATGTTTGTCGTTCCAGTATTAATATATTTTATCGGAACAAATGATTTTGTTTGTAATGCCATTACAAACTCCCCAGTTCCATCAGTTGAGCCATCATCAACAACCACTATCTCCTTTGCCGGCCAATCCTGCATAGTAACGCCCTCAATTACCTTTGACAGAATGTTCTTCCGGTTAAAGGTCGGGATTATGACGCTGACCAAGTCATTATTTGGGTATAAGAGTTCATAAAATAACTTTTCATACATCACCGCCCGCCTCTCACTATCTCTTGATTTAACTGAATTCCAAGCGATTTCCCTCATTTTCCGTCGCTTATCTTTATCTTCCATCAATTCCCTCAACTTGACTTTCAACTCCTCCTTATCCTCCGGCTGCCCATTTCTCACAACCATATTCTCATCATTAAAGATATCCGGAACGGAGCCGATGTTTCTTGTGAGTACACAAACACCGGTAGCCATCGCCTCAAGCAATGGGAGTGTCCCTGATTCAAAACCATCAATCGAGTTACATACATGGATTGCCGATTCGTAATACGCCTTAAGCAAGTCGTCTTCACTCACCCTTTCCCTAAACTCCACCACTCCAGTAGCCATAATCTTATCAAAATAATCCCTGTCGGATATCTGCCCTACAAGAATCATCGGATAGCCAAGTTCCTGACAAACCTCCGCCACCGGCAAGATACCCTTCTTTCCCTCTATCCTCGAGGAGACCATCAAAACCTTATTAGAATCAGGCATTTCCCTTTGGAATTTGAAAAAGTTCAAATCTATCGCAAGTGGTATTAACCTCGCCTTCGGCAGAACTTTATTCATTTCCCTATTCGGCACAATTATCGCCTGAAAATCTGACCAGTTATTTTCTTCAAGATTGTAAGGGTTGTAGTGTGCCAATATCTTCGGCTTACTCCTAATTTCGGGAAACAAGTCCAATAAAAAAAGACCGGTCTTCCAGTACTCCATAGAGATGACATCGGCATCTTGAATTTCTCTTTTAAATCTCTCTATCTGATCCGGAGATGGTCTTTTAGGATGGACATCGCAGATAACCACCCTCAAATGCGGCAATTTCTTCTGAACCCCAATGGCTAGGCGATGTATCGCTGAACCAATTTTGTCAACTGCCATGACTATCTTCATGGAAGTTAGTCCTCTTGTCTAAATTGACATTGAGAATCATTTTAATAGTTCATTTTAATTTAATCTTACATTATCATACTTTTTTGTCTTTGTCAAATCATTTCTCAATTCCGCTATGCCATTTGCCTTGTCATGAACCACCAATCTCATGTTATATTCTTTTCAAAAAAATCCCTCACCGAATCCCCATTGTTACACCCGAGATTAATATAAATCTTCAATTATCCTCCTGACTAAATCGAAATCACATCTGTCTTCTTGCCTGTTCCTTATTCTAACTTTGTTTTCAATCCCCCTCAAGATATCTTCCTTTCTCTGGAAAAAGCCATGACAACCGACGATAGTCTCAAAAGTCCATGTCCTATTAACAATTTCCGGCAATCGCCAAGCACCCGTCTCGGGTCTGAATCTGTCAAGTTTATTAAGATTTCTTCTAATAATCCCCAATGCCTCCGCCCGATAAAGGATTGGGCTTTTTTCGGTCACGTCATTTCTATAAAAGCAATAGACCAAACTCTGCACCATCAGATAACCTTCGCACATAACCAGCCCTTGAATTTTCTTATTCGGAATAACATCGGCATCAATCCTGATACAATCCTCATTCGCCGTATTTAAAAACCTTTGGTACTTCTCAAACCAAGGCTCTTTTTCATCAAGCAAAACAACCTCGAAGCCAAACCTTTCAAGTTGCCATTTACAGAGGTCAGTCGTCCTCTCACCAATTGAAGTCAGATAAGCTTTCATTTTTTAACCTTCCTGACCGACTTGATAACATTCTTTTTTAATTAGTTTCATTCTCGAAACCTTAATAAAGGATAATAATATCGGAGAAATTTTTCCCTTTATTACACTCTAAACAAATATCAACTGGATTTGAACCATATAATTTAGGAGGTGAATCAAAATAATATGTTACTACATCATAATCTTCTTTTACCACTTTGCCACACATAGAACACTTAGTCATATCTCAACTCCTTCCCAAACGGCACTTTGACATCATCGCTGGTCAAGAGCCAAATGACATCAAAATCCCAATTCTTTTTCGAAGGAAAATCGCCATAACCATCAGTAAGGTAAATGAAGCATTTCGGCGGGTTCATTTCTTTCTCTATCAGTCTAAATGGCGGCTCAAAATCAGTCCCACCTCCCCCTATCGGCTCTATCTTCTTGGCATCCAATTCGGTCAACTCCACAAACTTAGTAGCCTCGCTATCGCAAAAGGTCAGTTTAACCTTAACCTTATCAAAACTTTGTAGGATTCCCTTTAATTCGCCTAAAAATTTATGTAATGTTTCATCATCTATCGAACCACTTGTGTCAATCGCCACCGCTATCCAGTCAAGTTGCTGTCCATCATCTATCGAGGGTAGAATAAAGTCACCCTCTAAAAATCTCCTATCGACCGGGTTAAAAGCGTAGTCAGACTGGAAACTTGAGGCATATTCCGCCAAGAGTGTCTTCCAGTCTTCTTTTGGTTCGAGCATCTTAAACAATCTCTCAAATCCAGCAGGGATGTCGCCCTTCTGTTTGGAACTTTCGGCTATCTCGACCGCCTGCTGTATCCTCTGTTTCCACTTGGCCTGCATTTTAGCCTTGTCCTTACTCGACATCTTCTCGGCCTTCCCCCAATACTTGTGAGCCCCCACAAGCCGTTTACCATCACCTTTATCAGAACCCGAGCCATCGGCTCCCTTTATATCTTTAAGGTTTCCCTGTTTTCCTTGTCCACCACTTTCCACCACAATCATATTTTTTTTCAGAAGTTCATAAATCTCCTCAGCCGATTTGCCCTTGAACTTTTGACTGAATAAACAACCGCTCGGCAAAGGATAGGGAATCATAGGGTTTATCGCAAAATCAGCGGCGACATTAAACAACATTGGGTCTCTTGCCCCCCGCCTCCAAAGATGTCCAAGTGCGGCGTGGAGAGTTTCATGAGCCAAAAGCCCAAGCTGTATCTCATTACTCTGTTTTTCCCAAAAGTCCTTGTTGTAGATAATCTTCTCCCCATCAGTCCCCAAAGTAGGACACTCCTTTGATTCTTCAGTCTTTAGGTAGTAAAGAAGCGAACCGAAAAACTTATTTTGTTGGAACAGTTTGAACTTGGCGATTTCAATTTTCATTTTTTATCTCCGAATAATCATTTCTTTATACTCTCATAGGGAATCAGCTCTCTGATATGCTGTAACCTACGAAAATTTTTTAAACAGTCATAACAAATTATTCTGCCTTGATACTCTACAGCTCCAGAAATATCTATATCAGTACTAAACCAACCATCTAATAAATCAAAAAGTAAACCGGAAGCTACGCTGTGTTGTTTTTTACAAAACTCACATCTTTTACTCATTTTTTAACTCCCCTCAATGCCTTAACTAACTTCTTAATCTCGATGATATCTGCCTCCAATTGATTAATTTTTATTTCAAGATTATTGGCAAATGAAATTGTCTCATTTACTTTAACCGCCAAAGCCGCCAAATCTTTAACATTAAAATCTAAACTACCACCTCATGTTCCTTCAATACATTTAGCATTGCTCTCACCGTCAAGACCTCAAATTCTTTTGGAAGATGCCTGATATACTCGAAGAAATTCTTCAGTTGACTCGGCTTGCATCTCGTCGCTAAGGCGGTCGCCAAAGCAAACAGGACATCATTCTCTTTTGGGATATTTCGCTTGAATAAACCGGGCTTTATCTTACCCGACAAAATCCCATCGATATCGGGAAGTTTCTTGTAAACAGACAGAAAGGCATTATACTCCGCACTCACCCCCTCACCAACAGCCAAGTAAGCATCCTCCGGATTATTAAGGATTGAGACATATTCCCATGTCCGCGGCGTCGGAAAGCATTTCTCTCCCGCCTTCGGCATCCTAAAAAGGTGTTGCGGAAGTTTAGTCAAGAACGATATCACCCGCTCATCTATTTTATTTTGCAAAGCCCAAGCCTTCCAGCAGTCAAAGTCTGGTTCTATGTCAATATGAATAAATCTATTAGCAAGTGGTGCCGGAAACTTGACCACATTGGCATTATCAGTTTCCCTATTGCCGGCCGCTACAATTTGCCATCCATCAGGTAGTCGATAGTTACCTAATCGCCTGTCGAGGATCAACTGATAGGCCGCTGCCTGAACCGAAAGCGGAGCAAGATTAATCTCGTCCAAAAACAGAATTCCTTTTGGTTGGTCTTTTCCATTCGGAAGGAATTCGGGCTCAAGCCAGCGTGCCTTATGAGCCTCTCGGTCGACAACCGGAAGCCCCCTTAAGTCAACTGGATTCAATAGGGACAATCTCAAGTCAATGAAGCCAATTTTGAACTCATCGGAAAGTTGCTTAACGCATTGACTTTTGCCAATTCCTGGTGGTCCCCAGAGCATCACCGGTAGTTTTAGGTTGTTTTTGATGATTCCCCTGATTTTTTCCTTTGCCTCTGAAATGGTCATTTTAATTTTCTCCTTTCTAATTCTAATTGTATATCCTTGCCTTAACCTCCGATATCTTATCGAAGTATGCCTTCGGCTCAACCCTCAACTTCCCAACCCAGAAGTCATCTATCGTCTGCATCAATTCAGGGGTCTTCAGGAAGATAAAAATTGCCTTCGGCTGACTCTTGTTAACCCTAACCATCGTAAAATTGTAATAAAGAAGCGTTGCAGCAAGATTCAAGTCTGTTGTATGATATTCTAAATTATTCATCGTTGAACTTCTCCAAACATATCCCAACCAAAACAATCCTTAGATATATTCTTGATTTTATCTTTAATATATTTTGGATACTCATCAATCGGACAATTCGTCCATCCGCCCCTGAGTCTCAGGATTAGGATTTCCATCAACCACCACCACCTCGTCGGCGAAGTCCAAATAATTCTCGATTGCCTCCAGATATGGGTCTTGCCTTGCTTCCGGGTCGGTGATTGTAGTGAAGATTGAGATTTTCATCCCAGCCTTTCAATCGCTTCCTCTGCCTGTCTTTTGATGCCCCGCATTCTAGTCGCATCCTCAAGAGCGTCGGAACTAACTTCCGTCCTGACTTCCCTACCGGTCTCTAAATCACTAGTAATCAATGTCCACTTGAGTTTGTTCCTGTCAAATGGTTTTGACTTCGGCGTAAAGGCCATTTTCTTTTTTAGCATTTGGTCTCCTTTCTATTTTTTAACTTATTTTTTTGTGCATTCAACAATAAAACCGACACAATTGTGCTTGTCATATTCTTTCGCCGGTCTCATCTGCTCATTCGAATAAAAAGCCATCAATAAATCGGGGTTCTTGGCATATCTTGGAATTAACTTGTCAATCTTCAGGCCGGCATTCTCGCAGAGCTTCCTTATGCCGAACTCGGTGTATCGTAAAAAGTCGTTCTGATATAGATTATGGACGGGGTAAATTGTGGGAAGTGAAATTATTACTCGCCCCTTTGGTTTTAGTAATAAATAAATATTATGTAAGAAATTAACGGGGTCAAAGATGTACTCGGCAACCTCGAGGCAGAAAATCAAGTCAAAATGATTCACATATCCCATCAAGTTATCGTTATTTATACCATAATCGTTTAAGTCAAAAACAATATCTGGCTTTGTCCACTTTTCCTTATATGGTCTTTCAAGTTCATTATCGAGAATTTTGTATTCATTGGCCTCAAAACTTTTAACCCGATTCTTAACCGGATAAGCACTTCCACCGATATCAAGGACTGAATCAACCTTCACGTCCAGCGTTTTTAGATAGTCTTCAAGTTGTATTCGATAATAGCTGCTCATTCCATAAACTCCTCAACTAACTCCTCTGGTCTCTTTGATTTTAACTGCTCAAAAAAGTAGTTAGTCCTTGTCTGAATCCACTCTTTCCCACAACTCAACGGCTCAAGCTTCTTACCCTCCATTCTCCGGCGTTCCTCATAACTTAAAGCAGACGCCATTAAAAAGTCCCAGTAATTCCTGTCTATCTGGTTGGTTGGATTCAATCGATGATAATGCTCAATAACCCCTTGGAATTGATCCCTAATTATCTTTTCATCTTTATCCATTTAACTCCTTAAAACATAATTTGTAATCATTAAGCATTCGTTCCAATCTAAAGTAATCCCTACCCTGCTGTTTAAACTTCTCAATTATTTCTGGTGTTCCGCCTGTGTTTCCGCCAATCAGAACTCTTATCTTTAAACCACTAAGAATCGCCTCAATTAAAGTATTGCTACAAGCATCCATGAAAAACGGAAACAGTAAACAATCAGCACTTCTGTAAATCAACGCCATCTGTTCCGGGTCAGCGACAAATCCCCAGTATTTATAATTCTCGCCCTGAAAAAAATCAAAGTTATGTTCATTATTTTCGGGACTGAACCGTCCAACAATCCATAAGACAGCATTCGGCTCTCGTCTTTGGATTTTCTGGTATTCCCACCAAGCAACATGAAATCCCTTATTGTCATGGTTCGAACTCCTGACATAAAGGTAAACCGGTCTATAATCACTGGGAATTTTCCCACCAGTTGGGTTGTAAAGCGAATCGTCCGACCCATTCAAAATCACCCTCTCAAACCCCTTAGAAGCCCCCAGAAACGGCTTTAGGTAGTCATAAGCCCATTGGCTCTGGTAAACAACGGCATCGGCGTATTTCTGGTTTATAAGTCTCATCGCCTCCATCCTCGTTATCTTATCTGTCCACTCACCATACATCCGCCGGTTATTGGAATCCTTCAGGACATTATCAATCCGAAGGACCACCTTTTTACCTTTAGGTATCTGGCTCATCTTATCCAAAAGGGATACCGAAGTTATGAAATAGATATCACACTCCTCAGGATTCATCGTTATCTCAAAATTCGGGTCTTCAGTTATTCTCGTAAGATTTTTGATAAAAGATGGACCTCCACCAAACTTATCCGGTTGTTCATTCCCAACAATAAAAATCTTCATTTATGTATAATTCTCATAAAACTCTTTTGGTCTCACGGCCATATCGACTACCGCCCAAATCCAGACAATAACCCCGCCGTAGCCATAAGTTATTAAAGCAATAGCAAGCCCAACCCAGAACTTCCAGTAATCAATTCGCCAGCAATACAACCAAGCAAAAGCCCCTAAGAACACCGCCAAAAGAATTGCCGTCGTCTTGCTCTTCTTAATTACCTGTCCACTCACCTTCTGCCTAACACCACAGTAGATACAGAATTCTGCCTCCTTTTTAATCGCTTTTCCACATGAGGGACAAAAAATTTCATCTGGTTGTTTTGTTAATTGTTTCACTTGATTCCTTTCTCCTTTATATATTTGAACAGGGACTCGACCTCATTCCATTCCGACCTATCGTTAACTTCTTTGGAATGTCCCCAAAAATGAATCTTCTTAAAATACCCCAGTTTATACCCACTAACATACCATCTTGCCAACTTAAAGACATCTCGTCCATCATATTCCTTCCTTGGATACGTTATGTGTAGAGTCGTATCAGTTTCGAATGGATCAATTGGTTCACCGGTATTGAATACCCGAACTGTCCTCGCCTCTTTATATCCTACCTTCTTAACTGCCTTCTTAACCCGTTCATCAAACCGACCTCGGGGATAACAGAAGCTTTTTATTTTTTTCCCAATTATTTCCTCAAGCCACCTTTTGTTCTCTTTTATTTCTACCTCCAATGTTCTATCATCCAATAATTTCAAGTCAGGATAATGAGAAACCGTATGTCCTCCAATCTCAAAGCTTCTTTCTGATAAATCCTCAATATCTTCTACGGTCAACTGACAGTTGTTTGGTATATAGAAAATCGCCGGTATTTCATATCGCTCAAGCAAATCAGCCATCCGCCTATCATATTCGCTACCATCATCCCAAGAAGTAATTATCATAATCTACATTTCCCCAATAATTTCTTCCACCATAAGAATTTCCACCAAGTTTCTAAACATAAGTAACCCTCCTTATCATAAGAAAATCGATTATAAATCATTTTAATCTTCTTATCCCTTCTCTTAAATCTATTTTGGGCTTCCACGCTAGACAAGTATACGCCCTTTTAATATCCGGTAGAGTCTCCCTAACCTCAAAGAGCCTCGGCTTAACATGAATCTTATCACCACCAATTATATTTGCCACTTCATTAATCGAATAACTTTTAGGATAACCAACATTAATTACTTCACCATTTAGCTTCCTTTTTGTAGTCATCGCCCTGATATTCGCCTCAACAACATCATCAACATAGGCAAACGAACGCCTCTGTTCGCCATCGCCAACTATCGTCATCGGATTACCATTTGACTTTTGTTTAAGAAATATCCCTATAACCGTCGCATATGCCCCTTCGGTTACCTGTCGCGGTCCATAAACATTGAAGTAACGCAGGGAAACGGTGTCAATCTTATAGCAATTCGCCCAAACCTTCATATAATACTCGCCTATGAGTTTCGTCGCTCCATAAGGATGTAACGGATTCGGAAGCATCGTCTCAACCTCCGGCATCTTTTTCTGGTTGCCATAGACCGAACTTGAACTCGAATAGACTATCCGTCTCACACCCACATTCGCGGCAGCATTTAGAATATTTAGTGTTCCGTTGACATTGTTATCATGATATTCAAGTGGATCAGTAATTGATGGCTGTATCCTTGCCAATGCTGCCAAGTGAAAAACCGTATCCACCCCGCCCATGATTCCCCAGATATTCTTGTTCCGAATATCCAACTCATAGAATTTAACTTTAGGATTTATGTTTTCTCTCCTGCCACGGGATAGATTATCAACTCCAATAACTTCATATCCCAATTTGACTAATCTATCAGCAAGGTTAGATCCAATAAAACCGGCGACCCCAGTGACTAAGACTTTTTTCCACGATTCTTTCATTTTTCCTCCTTAATCTTTCCTTGGTTAAAAAATTCATCCTGGGTCATTAACTATGTCATAAATTCTTCTCCTTTACTTAATTTATTTAATTCTTTATCTCGCCACTTGATTAGTTCGTCTTTATTCTTCTCAATCGGCAACCTCTCTAAAATCCTTCTCGCCCCTCTGGCTTCGGCTTCTTTGATTTGAGAGGAGATGAAGGATTTAAGTTCTCTATTTAAATAACAATCTTTCATTTTAATAACTCCTCCACTTAATTTGTAAATCGCCTTGTTTTGAAACTTTTTGTCCCACGCTTCTTTCATTTTTCCTCCTTCTTCGGCTCTTCTTTCTTAATATCTTCTGCCACTTTCTCAATCACCTCTCGGCTGGCTTGGAGTTGTTGAGTTATCTTCTGTTGCAAGACCGCCAACGTAAAAGCGTCTCTTCCGGTAATTTGGCAGGTGTTGAGAAACGCCAAGAGTTGATTGACTTCTTGTTCGGTTAAGTTCAAAATCATTTTTCTCCTTTCAATTTTTTTAATATCTCTTCATATTTTATTTCGTCTTCGCCAATGCTTAAACGATAGGACTCTAACTTAAGTTGGTTGTATCTTTGTTGTCCTAATTGTCTAATAACGAAGTCAGTAAATTCGGTTGGCCTGTCGTGAGCCTTGCGGTGGCATCTCGGACACAAGGCAAAGGCGTTTTCTTCTAACCAACGAGTATGTAGGAATCTTCTTGAGAAGATATGAGCGCAGTGTAAGTTGGTTGACTTCCCTCCGCACCATTCGCAATATCCTCTGGCCCGGATTTTTTCAGAAAATAACTTATCTAATTGGCGGATTTGTTTTTTAGTCATTGTTTTTTACTTCTTAAAAAAGCCCACTGCGACACCCTGACCCAAAACCTCAATAGGGCATACGCTTGGACTTTATTTAACTTCAATTTGACCGAATGATTATCAATCCACAACTCTTTGTTTTGCTCATCCCATTCAAATCTACAAGACTTTAATTCTCTAATCATTCTCATTTTCCTTTCATGTGATTTCTATGGTAATTTTAATTTGCCTTCTTGGCTCAACAATTATCTCCTGTTTTCCCGTCTCGATTTTTCCCTCTGGCTTGACCGAAGTTTGCCTTTGCTCATTTTCCTTGCTAACTATCTTTTCTGCCAGCAATCCCGCCTTCCTCTCAGTCAGCGGATTCAATCCTATCACCCTCATTCCCTTTTCAGTTATCTCATATCGCCCAAAATTATTTCTAATTAATTCCCTCTTAAGCATTTGGGTCAAGCAATGACTATGAATTGAGGTTCTACTATCATCATACTGTAAAAACTTCGTGATTTCCTTTGCCTTCCTTCCAGGATTATCAAACAGATACTTCAAGACCTTAATAAATTCACTTTTAGTGTCCTCCCTAAGTCCTCGATTCCATTTCATTCTAATCCTTTCTGTTTGCCTTTTGCCGGCTCCCGAAGCTCCGGGCATCCGGCTACCCTCGGCTTGTGGAGGTAAGGAGGGGAGAACCTCCTATCGGGATACCGGCAAAAAACTCTTACCGTATTTATTTTTATTATATCAGATTTTTTTTATTTTGTCAAGTTTTTATCTTATTTCTCCCTAATTTTATCCTCTTCATCCTCTTAACCGGCAGGAATACTTGCTTTCCGCTTCCATAATCAATCGAATCAATGTCTTCTTCAAGCCAATCGCTGAAATTACTGACCAGCAGGCAAAGTGGGGTCTTCAGTATGACCTTCTCGCATCCCCGTTTAAGCAGCCTCTCAATCACGTCTTCTTGTATCCCATACCCCTGAACCATTCTCATAAAGTGCCTTTGATCAACCTTTTTGAAAAAGTTCCGGTTGTAGAAGATTCCCGCAAAAACTATCCTCTTCTTTTGGGGATCGAACGTGTAAATCTTTTCCATACCTATCCTTATACCAAATTATCCTTTTGTCTCTTATCTCACCGATGATTGGTACATTAACATATTTTTCATTTCTCACTATTTCTGTCATTTTTGATTTCTTCCCAGGTAAAGGTCTTATGACAATGAACACACATTAACTTTTCATGATCACAACCATCTTCCTTCACTGATTCGCCATTAGATTCTGGAAGATACTTATTACAAATCCGATACCACGAGATATTCTTTCCCTCCGGCAAAGATTGTAATCCATTAGAAACACCACCATGTGGAAGTATGAATTTCTCATAAAACTGGAGACACTTATAACCAGTTGACTTCCCAATACCAATATCTCTGAAAAGCCCCTCGATAAATGCCTGATTACCCTTGCCATACTTCTGGTAATTCTTATCATTGTAAATCCTTTCCCCAACCTCGGCGTAACCGGTTATCAGTTCAATCTTTGAGTTAGTCACTCTTTCAGTAATGATTGCCCGGCAATCATCAACCATCTGCGTATACCATTCTTGGTTCTGTAGGTTAGTCATACCTACCTCCAAAGATTTCTTGAGCATCCTTCGTCAAGTGATCCATCGCCTCCCTATCCTCCCTGCGGTAATATTCGGTCCTTTTCTCTTGCCTCTCATCGACATATTTCCGGTAAGTTGGGTCAATCTCATAAAGGCTTGGTTCGTAAATCTTCTTGGCTTCCTCTTTAGTGATTTGGTTGCCCTGTTTATCGTAGTGAATCCAGGGTAATTTCTTCGTGACTCGCTCCTGATTTTCTTTCATTCTTTGGATCCACCAATCCTTCTTATCCGTTGTTTTGCTCGAGGCAAGATAACCGGCTATCCTTGCGGTGTTATTTTTGGCAATCCTATCTTCGGCGGTCTCTTGCCCTTCTACTGGCAACATCTCAACTAAAGTGGAAAGCAAAACCTTAGACCCATCCTTGAATTTCAAAAGTTTTGACTTTTGCGTTTCATCACTCCACCAATCATCAATTCTCTTGGCATACTCATCGGAAACCTTTTTTACCAGCCCACCGGCAAACTTAAGTAAGTACATCATTCCTCCTCAATGACCCTCGGTCCATTTTTGACCTTGCGGGCATAAAACGCCTTTAGCTGGTTCCATTTATAATAGAGTTCCTTTGGCGTCGTTATCACCGGAGCATAGCATTCTTCAATTATCATTCGGGCAAATTTAATTGCGTTCAGAATTTCATTTAAGGTATGCTTATTTAATAAATGTTTACAGTAATACCTTTGCTGTTTTTGAGGCATAGGTTCAGAACCAAATTCTCTTTTAAAAGAAGAGATTATCTGATTTATTGAGTCATCCCCAAAGCTTTGCTTAATAGATTTATCTATTACACTTAAAGCATTTATATTATTATCATTTAAAGCATTTATACCTTTAAAACCAGAGGGTGGGTTTGAAGGGGTTCTGGTTTTTAAATTCTTAACAGTCTGCGTCTTCCAAATGTAATTTAACTTTACATACCAGCCAATAATCTTACCTTGTTCATCTTTGGCAGAAATTTTCTCAATAAGTCCCATCTGTTTGAGTATTTTATCAGCTTTGGCAAATCGAATCTCGCCCCATTTAAGCCCTTTCATGCAATAAGATGGTGTAGCTTTTGGCTGGTTAGTCCCTTGCCATTTCGCAGTGTAATAATAAAACATGTAAAGCGCGATAGCATCTGGCGATTTTTTAAGTAATTCACCATAAGTGTCTGTTGACATTATTATCAGACGCTTTTCAAGTTCAAATTCATTCAAATCCTCCTCCTTATACAAAACCCGCCAGGAGGCAATGGTAAGAAGGATTGTCTCAAAACTGGCGGGCAGACATTTGTATACAAGTGTCCAATCTTACCATGCCTCAATTATATTATAATATATACCAAGCAAAAAATCAAGCCCCATTTTTACTTAATTCCTTGATCAAAAGTGCTTAGGAGATCAAGGTCTTCCTCAATCGGTTCTTCATCTGAATAAGCTTCAATCGGCACTTCTTCATTATCCGGCTTTTCCCTACTACCAAACTTGCCCGCACTGAATACTTTCTCAAGGTCAATCTTGGCGTCAATTATGGCCTGCTTTTCCTCATCAGTTATCTCTGACTTTTTAGGCGAGGCAACCACACTATATTCCGTCTCCAGACCCTCACCGGTTCGCTTAATCTTGATGTCATAACCAGTAAGTTCGCCATAGTCCTCATCTTTAGCGTAAGCCAGTAACTGCCCGTAAATCTGCCAACCGACCTCTAAAATCTTAACCTGTCCATCCTCCCGATCAATCACTGTCCAGGCGTATCGGTTCTTCGGCTCATTCCCTTGTAGGCAGTAAGGACAACCTTCACCTTGGCAGATTTTCGAGGAATACTTGCCCTCTGACTTGAAGCCATGTTTCTTGAAGTGGAACGTCTGGGAGGCAATTCTAATTCTGTTCTCACCGACCTTCAATTTCATGAAATTGCTTGGTCCAGTTTCACCTTCGTATTCCTTGTCAATTATGAATGGCATTCCATACCTCTTTATTTCTCTTATTTCTTTTTGGCATCCGGGTTGCTCAAATCGTAAACCCTTGCCCAGCCAGCGATACCAATGACAGCCAATAAGATGGTAGCACTGACGGTAATGTAATACACAAAATCGGTCATTTTACTCCTTTCTTTAATATTTCATATTGCTTTGAGAATTCGACCTTTAGTTTATTCTCAATCTCTTTTTCACTTAATTGTTTCCAGTCGGGATAAGGGTTATACATCTTTCCACTATGCCAGTCTTCTATCGGCTTAAATACCGGGACACGTCCCTTTGACAGGGTTTTATAGACTTCATCTATAATTCTTTCGACTTCCTCTTTCAATTCATCTGTTTCAAAAATCCAAGTCTTTATCCGATAATCATCAGAAGCAACATAATCAATCGCATAATAAGAACTTCTAAGGGCAATAGCGTAAAAGCAAGCCTGAAGTTTATGAGACCTATCCGCCTCACCCCTTTTCTCGATTTGCTTAAACTTCATATTAGAGACCGACTTTACCTCATGAGGAATTGTCCCAACCTTCGATTCCCATTCCGACATGTCCACAATGGCGTCAACATAACCAATACAATCCTTGTATTCGACGAATTTCTGCCGTTCCTTGAGACCAATCATATGCTCAACCAGCCATTCTTCGACATGATTCCCTCGCATAAACTTTCTTAAAACATATTCCTCAACATCCCTCGGCGGAACACCAATAATCTTCAATATTTGCCATTGAAGCGGCTGCCCAAGTATCGAAGCCGAGAGTTTGCCAGACGGCACATAATTCAACTTATCTTCCGCCTCCTTTTTGAGAACCTTATCGGCAATCAATCTATCTAACGCCTGGTCTAAAATCACCTTACCTCCATTATTTAATTATCATTCTAATCTTAATCATTTATATCCCGGACCCTTACCCAAAAGTTTATCACATTCCCAGCAAAGCATTGTTTTCTTATCTAAGGATAGTTTTCCCTGACTAATAGGTTTCCGCTTATTACAACAAGAACAAATCATCTCTTCCTTTAATAAGGTCTCTTCCCCAACTTGCGAGTCTACTAATTTACAGGCTTCTTGGGAAGAATCGGCCTCCACTGCTCTTTCTTTTTGGGGTTCGGTTTTACTTCTAGGGGTATAAAGTTTCATTTTACCATCCTCATTTTAATTATATAATACTTTTTTATTTTTGTCAAGTTTTTAAAATTTTTTTATCGGTGAACTTTGGTTATCCCTCAAGAATTCCAGAATCCATTCACCCCGGATGATGTACCGTTTCGCCTTGTTGCCAGAAGAGACGTTGACTGACTTCAGTTTTCCGGATCGGACAAGAGCATAGACTCCCATTTCACCAAGTCCAAGCCAGCCGTTGCGGGCAATGTCTCGATACCGATAGAATTTGTTTGGGTCAATAGCTTCCATGTTATCCTTTCTATTTTAATAGAAAACCTATAACTAAAATCAAGGCAAGTATAACCAGAAGCGTAATCAGAACTGAGTATCTTTTCATCTTTCCTCCCTTCGTCTCCTCAAATCCTATCAATTATCCTTTGAACCTTGATATACCAAGAATCATCTTCCGCATACATTGGATTTATCTGTTTTGGAGTATAAAGCCCTTTACTGAAGTATTTGCGTTCCAAGTAAGATACTTGATCCCTAACCCCATCTTCAAAGGTTGGCCAACTTTCCCAACCACCGGAAGCAGACTTTCTTCCCCAACAGTTATTCTGCCTCACACATAATCCGGAGGTGAAGTTTCCCGACTCGTGATAACCTATCGCATAAACCAACTTCCAGTTTTCGCCGGCGATATCTTGTATGATTGCCATTCTATCATTTGTTTTCTCTTGGGTTATCTGTGTTTCCGCTATAAGCGGCTTCTCAAGATAATCAGTTCCTTGTGGCGGTGGGGTTGCCGATTGCGTTCCGAAAAACATCAATACCGCCGCTAAAAGTGTACTAATAATTATCCTCCTTTTTAATTATACTTTTTCTTTTTAATTTTGTCAATACTTGCCACTCTTAACAATTTATGCTTATTATACAAATGGCTATCTAGGTAGGTCAAATCCTCGAAGGCCAAACCTCAGTAGCCCCCATGAAATCCATTATTGCCAATATGGTCTCAACATCACCATCACTGAAAGAATTTACCATCCCCCTTTCCATTCTTTTACCCGTAGCCATAATTTTTCGCCAAAGTTCCTCATTCATTTTTCCCCTCCATTTCCTTCTCCATCTTTTTATAAACATAGTCAGTTATCAACATCGGACAATCTCTTTTTAGTTTTCCATTGATCCCAAACTCAAATTCAATTGAACCCACCACCTCATCAATCAGGTTTTGCTTTACCCTGTGGGTCAATGGATACTTTCTCTTAACGGCAACAATGGCATCAGCAATTATCTCATAGTCCTTATTGGTCATCTTTCCTCCTCTCATTCAATTCACTCCAAAGCCTATCCACTTGGATATCCCAGAACTCAAGACAATCACCAACCGTCGTTTCCACTCGGTTGATTATTCCCTTGTCGGTGTTGCCAAAGTCAGCATCCATTAGTTTAAGTAACTCGCCCTCATTTTGAATCATCTTACTCCTTTCAATTCCTTTAACTTTTACTATTAAGTAAGGTTCTCCCCCGGATTCTTGGGGCGAGCCGAAGATTCCTTCCGGCTATCTTCAGCCCTCCCCTCCTAACCTGCGACCCTCCTTTGACTTTTACCCAATTTGATGTGCGGGTTTGTCGAGGAGTTATCCACAGGTTTTTTATCCTACATCCTTATTATAAAAAACTTTTTTTATTTTGTCAAGTGTGGATAACTTTTTATCTTATTTTTATTATATCATACTTTTTTATTTTTGTCAAGGGTTTTATCCGATGATTATAATGGCATTATAAACAACGGAAATAACGCCAGCTTTCAACAATCACTTGAAAATACCCTCTAAAACCCGCTAAACGCCTCTCTAACAATTTTAATACAAAAACCACCCAATGAGTTAAGGCCCGAAGCCCCTCGTATGGGTAGTCTTTGTTTAAATATCCAATCTCACTGTCCTTGACATTGGCGATAGCTTTCTCTAAAAATGACACCTTCAGTCAGGACAAGAGTGATTGAATGCTTTGATTATACACTATTTGCCACCAATTTTGGTAGCAATCGTTACGCCACCAGCGGCAGCCAATCCCGCGATTAAGCCCCAAAACCAGTTTACTCCCGCAATCCCCGCAAAACCCGATAACAAGCCTAAAATGCCCGCAATCACAACGGTAACATAGCCATTAACGGAAGGAATAAGACGCTTAATTCCCTCTACAACACCCACGATTGCCGAACCAATGAAGGCAACCAAAGTTAAATCTGGCATAAATCCTCCCTAAAACATTAGATTACATAGCCCAAGATTCGACCATCTGTCTTGAGCAATACTCTCTCTGTCTCAAATCCGTGCCTGTAATTTGCCTCACGGATAGTGATTGTCGAATAAGTTTCCGCAACGACCACCGCCAAGTGCCCACTTTTTGACTCATTCGTCTTAACTACCGCCCCTACTTGAGGATAAGCGGAGTTAGTTGGATTGAGCCTTGCCAGTCCATAGACAGGCTTGCCCGTCTTGGCTCGGGCGTAAGTAACACACTGGCGATTATCCCGACCAATCACCTTTACTTGTCCCACTTTTGAAAGTGCCTCCAAGTCTTCGTCATATCTTGACCTGCCAGTCGTAATTTGAACCTCACGGTTAGGCAAGACAAGTTGACCTTGAACCATTTTGATTTTGGTTTCTGTTTTTGTGTCCGCATTGACCCAACTTATCTGAGCGGCGACGATTAAGACAAACAGAAGTTTCAGTTGGGCTTTCAGCATACACATCGGCGAAACTCCTTTCGTCGGGACAGCCAAACAATTATTCGGCTACCCCGAGAAAGACCCTTATATCAATTTTTCAGGTATGGCACTTATTCTTTTATTTGCTGTCTCTATGTATTCAGGATTAAGTTCTATTCCAATATAATTCCTGCCTAACTTCTTGGCAACAACGGCGATTGTTCCGCTTCCCATAAAGGGGTCAAGGACAATGCCATTCAATGGGCATCCCGCCTTAATCATCGGCTCAACGAGTTTCTCGGGGAAGGTGGCAAAATGCTTTCCCCTAACTTCTGGTGGGGCGGGTTGAGTGGGAATTCGCCAAATATCGTTAGGTATATCTTGTTTAATCTGAAAGTTCTGTAATACCCATCGCGCCAAAACTCTATCAAACTCTTTAATGTTTTCGGACAATTCATTATAATCATCTTTATGTCTTACATCTCCCTGTCTTTTTGCTTCTTCTTGATAGATTTCGTGAAATTTAGCTGATAATTCTTCTATTAAATCAGGAAAAATTATATCTCCAGGATTTTTACCACGAGGATTTGTTTGTCCACCAAAATTATCAAAAAAACTTCTTATTCTTCCACTACCTTCTATCCAACCAGTTTTTTCTTGGGTTTCTTTCTGTTGCTCTGGGGTAATAAATTTTTGTTTTCTCCAATATCTTGCTCTCGGACTTCCAAAACTTTCTGCTTGGTCTTGGGGATAATGGGTTTTATGCTGATACCACCTCATCTTTGCCTGAATTGCTTTTTCAGGGTCTTTATAATCTCTACCTGCCCTATTAGGATTTTGATGTCCTAAAAACTTATATTTCTCAATTTCCTCTTTCGTTGCTTTAAATTGCGGACATTGTTCTGATTTCTTTTCGGCGTCACGAACACAATAATTAAAACTTCTTAATGGTCTCTTTTCCATAGTTTTGTGTGGAACACGGATAGCATCAAGGTCAAAGAAGTAGCGACGGCTTTTTGTTAAAAAGAAAACTGGTTCATAACTATTTGTCAGGCGGTCTTTGACGCTACTGGGCATATGGTTTGGTTTGTGCCAGACAATTACATTGCGAAGTATCCATTGTTGTTCGTCAATCATTCGTAAAATTAACCGCCAATTTTGAAGAGCAAGACATTTTTTAGGAACTGATTGGCTTTTTGGTGTAGGTTTATTTTTACTATTTCCTTGTCTGTGTCTAATACTCAATCGTTTATAGAAACCATCGCCTTTCTCCCCCCACTTTTCAACATTTTCAGGGTTATTTCCTGCTGGTGAACTTCCATAACAATCCCCGTGATTCCACCACATCGTCCCTGTCTTTTTAAGGACTCGTTTCAGTTCGGCGGTAATTAAAAGCATTTTGTTAAGGTATTCATCAAGGGTTTTTTCAAGTCCGAGCTGTCCTTCAACCCCGTAATCCCTTAAACCCCAGTAAGGCGGTGAAGTAATAATACAATCCACACATTCATCAGGAAAAGTTTTTAAAACCTCTAAACAATCACCTTGATATATTTTATTTATTTCCATAATTTCCCCAAAAGATTAGGGGCTGGCGGCTTCACCAATTTGGTAGTGCCACTTATGAATAGTGGCCGCCGTTCAATTCCGCCAGCCCCGATTGATACTACCCCTTTCTGGCGTGCTTCTTTCGAAGCCACCGACGAAACTTTCTCAAGTTCTCACCTCCTTTTCTAGTATCAAGCAAACTTCAATAACAACAAGATAAAGGAGATGACAGGCGGGACACCTGAACACCCGCCTCTTGGCGGTGATGTAATACGGCTGTAAGTCCGTATCACACCTCTGACACTTCAGGGTCAACTCGATTGTCGCCATTGCTTTCCCCTTTTAAGGTTCTCAGTGCTGGGTATAGGGACAAATTTTACGGCCGATAAATCCCTATAACCTGCCTGCTACTGATTTGATTGTTTAGGCAGGAACGACCGCTTCCCTTTAGGGGATTAAGCCTGCCGTAACCCCATAGCGAGGGTCTTTTTGGGCCAACCCAGCACCCAGAACCTTAAGGATTGTGGGGGCGGTCTCAAGCCGCCCCCTTAATTCGTCGGTAAATCCTTGCTAATTTCTCTACCTGTCTGGCGGTAATTCGTCGCCAGATTTCTTTCTCGGTGGCGACGACTCTTTTCTCCGACCAGTTAGGATAGGCAAGGTGGAGACCTTCGTGGAGAAGGGTTCTTAACTTCATCACAGTATGAAGCTCACTATCAATCGTGATTTTCTGTTTGTAACACTTGCCGTAGATGTCCGAAAGTCGTCTCTCGTAAAGACGACTTTTCCGCAGAGCGCAGATAACCTGTAGAAACCTCAAATCGAGCAGTGAACGTCCCATCGTCGCCCATCCAAGCGAATTCTCGCCGTTCCCCTCGACGGCGGAATGAACTGTCGTCTTTCAACATAACTGTTGCGATACCAGTAAGACCAACTGCTGGACATCACCCCCAACTTCTTTCTCATCTGAAGCCTCATTGGTCTTATCAGGGGATAAACTCTTTCTCTTGAGTAGGTCAACTTGGAGTGTGAGTGGCTGATGATGTAGACATCGGCTTCAACATTTCCCATCATCCACTCAAAGGAATTGGCTTTAGCGCCGACGGTTCGAGCCAGCGTGAAGCCGTGCGTGCCGTAGACATAATAGGTTTCCTTGCCGACGATGAGCCTCACCATCACCGCCACGCCATCGTAGTATTTCTGAATGCCAAGTTCTTTGGCGATGGCTCGGCTGACATCAACGCCAGTCTTATCATACACCCGATTTTCGTGATTGCCCGAAACTATGGCAATGATTTTCCCTCTGATGGGCTTGAAAACCTCACTGACCCTTTCTATCTGGGCATCAGCCGAAACCAACTGGAGGTCGTAGATGTCGCCTGGCGAGTCTCTGGGGATACACTCAATCAAATCGCCGTTCAACCAGACATAGGCTTCTGGGGTTCGCTTAATCCAGTCAACATAATCCCTGATGGCTTTCTCGTCGATATCCTTTCTTCCGAAGTGAGTATCGGAAAAGGGGATAAGATAGATTTTCGGCTTGTCAACCTTAACCGTGTAATACCGCATTCTCCTGTCTCCTTTGTCAAGGTTCTGGGGGCGGGTTAGAGGACGCAACTCTCCCGTGGAATTGCCTTGTTGTAAGGCATAGTCATAACCCGCCCCCTTATATTGTTAACATAATTATTTAATTCCCAACCACTTTCTCAATCCCATCGCAATCAACTCGCCCGCACCCAACTTATCAATATCAGGACAGACAACGCTCTTTTGCCCAATCTCAATAGCTTCATTAACTCTCTTTTGACAGTCGGCATTTAACTTGGCAGCCTGTTCCAATAACTGATTTTGGCATTTGGCGGTCAATTGCTTCTCCTGTTCGACTAACTTTCCCGCACACACCTCGTCAATCATTGCTTGGCGGACTTTCATAATGTCTCCGCCATCTGGCTGGGCAATGATATAGTCAATCTTGGCTTTAGTGGGTTCTTTCATATAAATTGATCGGAACGCCCACTCCACCGCTTCACGATGTTTTTGTTCTTCGGTCATTGTTTCTCCTTTCGGTCTTAAATAACCTAATATATTTTTGTAGGTATGCTTTTGAAGATGGCAAGGCGTTCCCACAGGATAATTCTGGTCAAACGAGATGAAGCCATCAGCCGTCGGCTCTACAAACACGGCGATATGACCATAATCTCCGATATTCCAGACAACCAAATCGCCCCTTTGAGGTTTATCGACTACCTCATAAAAATCTTTTGGAGCGTTGTTAATTACTTGATTGGCATTCCCTCTGATAATCGGCCAGCCATTTTCCGCCTCCCAAGCCTTCGCCAAATCTTGGCACTGATACTTAAAAGCCCCATCGAACTCAAGATAGGTGTCATCATACCTCTTGATGAATTCATCAAGCGTCAAATTACCTCCTCACATACAATAATACACCCAAAAAGATAATCAGGAAAAATATCCAGATGATAATTGATGGAATGTTTTCGTCAATCATTTTGTTTTCTTTCTGATTGCTTCCTTAATTTTCCCGTTTAGATTTTTCAAAAACTCATACATCTCAATCGTCGCTTTGGTGTTGGCGTTCAGTGATTGAATGAAAAGTGGCACTAACTTACAAACGATATAGGTAAAGGCAATGATTAAAGCAATTGCCACCCCAGCACTTCCATACTGGGCTAATTTTACTAAATCATTCATACTTCTCCTTAAACTCTCTTAACGAATAGTAGCGTTTGCCGTCGACCTCAATTACAGGCACGCTGAATATCTTTAATTTTGCTTGATCCTGGGGTGATAATTTTGTCATATTCACTTCCTGATAGAATAATCTTTTTTCGTCAAGGTAATCTTTAACTCGTAAACACTCCGCGCACTTGGGAGTGGAATAGATTTTAATAATCTTGGCAGTCATCATTCGATAACCTCTGATTTGGTTATCAAAACACTTTCTACCTCCGCCACCAACTCCTCACTCGTTTCGGGCGGGTTTTCTTCTTCGTTGATTTCTCTGCGTAAGGCGTCAATAGCGTTTCCCAGTTTTGTCCATTGAGGGATTAACTCCTCAAGTTTTGCCTTCTTTTCTTCTAAAGTCATTTTATCTCCTTTCTTAAATTATCTGTGCTTCGGCTATGAATAATTCGCATTTGGCGAAGTCGGTTATGATAAAGGAAGTTCCCTGGCTTGGTGCGGAATATCCAGACATCGCCTTCAGCCAAATTCTGTTGTTTGAATCAATATAATTTGAAATGTTGCTTGTGACTGAATAAACAGTAGTTACATCGCTTCCAGTCGTGTAATTAGCGATTTGAACCCAAGCACTTGTGCTGGCGTTCCAGATATAGACATAGGTAGAATATGAATATGTTCCTTGTAAATTCTTTCCTCCGTATCCTTCGTATGTCCATTTGATTTCCAGAATGCTTTTTTTGTAATTAAGAAACGCCGAAGGTATCTGATACATAAACTGATGGCAGGGATATTTGTTCGTGGCGGCGTTACTTGTCACCCTGCTGTCGTCTGATGCCGAAATCGCCGTGTAGTCACTGCTTGCAAATTCGCTTCCCGCCGAAGTAGACGGTGCGGCTGGCGGTAAAGCAGACTCATCAATATCTCTGGCGATATGGGTTGAACTTGGACTTGCCACTGATAAGAAATTCATTGAAAGATACATTTATACCGCTCCTACTTTCTTACAAACAAGTGTTACACAAACATTTGAACCTGCCGTTGTTGAACCGACCTGGTCAACATCTATTGTCAAAGTCCCGCCTTGTGCCAATGAAGTAGTATTAAAAGTAGTGGTGGAGGCTGTATATGCCCCAGAGGCGATTTGAAGTCTATTCGCTTGGGTTGACCAGATAGTTGTTCCCCCATCATCCGCCCCGCCACCTGAGTCATAGTTGATATCAAAGATTAAAGCCGCCCCAGACGGAGCAACTCCCGCATTTGCTTGGGCTTTCAAAATTGTGCAGGCAAAAGGAATGATTATCTGCGAACCAAGTTTGTTTGTGCCGACTGATTGCGTGCCTGGTAAGATAAAAGTAAAAGTATGAATAGTCGAGGCAAGTTCATCAGTTACATTAAGATGTTTGAAGTAACCATTATCCCAGCGTAACGAAGAACTACCCAAATCAAAGGTAGAGTCAACGCTTGGTAGTCTATCTGCACTTACAGTAAGAGTTCTCGTAGTATCTTCAGATACTTGCGTATATCCTGAAGGATTAAAAATGGTATAAGTAGTGGTGTTCTGGAAACAGTTATAGGTGCTTCTTTCCATCACCAGAATAGACCAACCGACATTGTGAAGAGCCGAAGCCGAGGAACAGGTTAAGACTACAGATACTGTGCCATCACCATTATCTTTGTAATAAGGAGTTACTGTCGTAGATACTCCTTGATTTAACTTCTCTTGGGTAAAGGAAAAATACATTGACGGTATAGTGTTTGACCTAATTCCTAAAACAAAACGAGTAACACCCGTATTTTGGCTTGTGACAACCCTGACCTCGCCAACTATTGTCACATTCCGAGAACTGCCTGCGATTGTTGCCGTACCTATCTGAAGAATGTCATTGGCGTTTATTGTGGCTGAATAAGCGGTAGCATAGTGCTTGGTCGCAACAGTGCTTCCGCCGTAGAAGAAGTCGCCGAATAGAAGTCCCGCTCCGCTTACCGCTCCGTCAAGGTAGCAGTTGGCATTGAGGATAAGGCGGTCAGCCCCGATATGTCCTGTTGTTGAAGCAAGGTTATTAGTTCCAACATTAAGAAAGCCTTTGGTTCTAAACGAAAACATACCCGAGCCTGTATTAGTCAGGTCTAACAGAAAGTTAGATGAACTTGAAGTATACATCCTGTAAGTTGTCGAGTCGGGTCTGGAAATAGCAAATGGTTGGGTTCCTGGAGTAGAGTCTCTTAAAAAGAGCAAATCAGCCGTATTAGCAGCAAAATCAACAGAAATTTTGCCAGTTGCTGTCAATCCCGCAAAAGTCGGGCTATCTCCTGTCCCTAAACCAAGCGCAGTTCTAAAGTTAGCCGAACTTAAAGCAGAAACCGAGTTGTCAGCATTTAGTCTCAAAAAGGTTATTGCCGAAGGATTGGTCAAAGTAAAAAGATTGCCTCCGACTGTAGTTGCCCCCAAAGTTGCCCTCGCCGTTGCCGCATCAGCATCATCTATTAAACTTCTGCCAAATGAAGTAATTGTTGCCTCAGCCCAAGTATCTACATCTGTAGTGTAAGCCATCTTATTTGCGGCTGTTCCAAGAGCAGATAAACTATTTAAGGTGGCATCTAATGTAATGTTGGTTCTTGAATTAGCAGCATCGTCGGAAGCGGTAATACCCGCTCCGATAAAGTTCATTACTGTCCTTTGAGTAAGAGGAGTTCCTTCCTCTTGAATTGTGGCATATCCGCCGCCACCACCTCCACTTTGAGGAACCCAACTTCTAACTCCTGCCGCAGTAGAGGACAAAACATAGCCATCGGCAGAAGGATTACCAAGGTAAGCCTCAACATCCGAACCGATTGCCAATCCTAAATTAGTCCTTGCCGCCGATGCAGTTGACGCTCCTGTTCCGCCATCGGCTACAGTCAGGTCGGTTATCCCTGAAATTGAGCCTCCAGTGATGGAGACACTGTTAGCATTTTGGGTGGCGATTGTTCCCAATCCAAGATTGGTTCGAGCGGTGGCGGCATCAGATGCTCCCGTTCCTCCGTCGGCAATTGGTATATCCGTCCCGCCCGAAACATAGACGGTTCCTGATACATCTTGAATTGTTAAGGTTCGGGTCGTCGCCGTCGTGATTCCCGATAATTGTAATTGAAGTTTTTTGGTATTGTCTAAATCATCAGCAAAATAAGTGAAAGCATCTATCAAGGTCTTGTTTGTTAAAGTTTGAGTATCCGACGTTCCAACAACCGTTCCTGAAGGAGCAGTTTTGGTTGCCCAAGTATCCAAATCGGCATCCCAAGCCTGAACATTAGTCCCGATTACAAGCCCAAGCGTCGTCCTCGCCGTTGCCGCATCGGCGTCGTCAATTAAAGAACGACCAAAAGAAGTGCAGGTAATCTCCTCTATTACTCCCGCTCCAGCCGAAACCCTACCAAGTATCTTATCAGTTGCCGAGACATTTTGGATTTTGGCATAGGTGATTGAACTATCTTTGACATCGGCCTGAATGGTGTTGCCCACATCGGAATAAGTAAAGTCAATTGTGGGCGTATCGGTTAAAATTCCCCCCACTGCGTCCTGGGCCATCTCATCGGTGTATTGTGAGGGAATTGAGGGTTTATCCGATAAATCATTATATGAACCAGAGGTTGCGACGGCCGCCAATGAAGAAATATCCGCCTTCAAATCCAAAGCATTCTTTAGGTCTGTCTGGTCAGAAAGCGTTCCTGTAATTGCCCCCCAGACACTCGCACCGCCGCTGGGCAAGTCAAAAAATCCTTTAACGCCACTAACATTAGTGCCATAGTATTTTAAGTTTCCAGGCGAAGCCGAATCATTAACCAAACTAACAGTCGTGCCCGATTTAGTGATTGAGTTTTGAAAAGTAAGAGCATCACCGCCAGGAACCTTGAATTGGACGTGAATCTGTCTCCACGAGGGGTCAGCTGTCCCGTTACCTTGTTTACCAACAATCCTAAAGAGATAATCGCCCTTTGCTCCCGAAACTAAATCAGCGAAATTGCCGTATTTGTAGCCCGTTCCCGTGCCGACATCAAGTTCACCCGCCCCTCCAGTATCGCAGGCATTCCAAGTTGAACCATTATCAGTCGAGTATTGTAAGTTGAAATCCGCTCCAGCAGCACCCGCCACTTGTTGATAAACCCAGATTCTATATTGAGAAGCATTGGTCGTATCTAACCTAAAGCGGGTAAAAGTCGAGTCGAATAATTCCGTAGTTGCCGCAGGCATATTCGTCCACTGGGAAGTGACTTCGGTTGTAGTGGTTCGGGCATAACTGATAACATCAATATCTATCACAATAGTTGAAGACGAACTACCGCCCCCGCCAGAAATGGTTTCTGGCACCCACTTACTCGTGGCGGCATCCCAAGTGAGTGCCTGATTGTCCGATGGCGAAGGGGCATTAACATCGGCGATATCGTTTAAAACCGAACCCGTCTTGTTAACCGCCGACCAGTTAACCTTGTTGGTAGTGGTGATTGTATTTAATTTAGTATCGTCTATCGAACCAGCCAGCATCGCATTAGTAATTCCGAGATTCTTGACATAAAGAGCATTTCCCGAAATACCAATTGAAGAGTCATCGACATTGATTTTTAATTCATTACCAGTCAGTCCCAAAGCCCCCGTTGCTGATAAATCCGCCCTAAAATCATTACCGACCTTTTCAACGCCCAAAGAAGCAGTATAAACTTCGGAAGCTGTAAACTGAATCCAATTTGTCCCGTCCCAAGTCCAACCCTTGTTATCGTCTAAAGTGATTACCGCCCAACCATTAACGGCATCGGCAAAGTCCCAACTCGTTCCGTTCCATTCGGCAATATCGTTATCGTGCCCTGACCACGCCCCAGCACCCGGAGATTTAACAATATATCTATCTCCAGAATTCGGAGAGCCTGGCGGAGTGGATAAATCTTTATCTAAAACTGGTTGCTTCCAAGTAAGTCCCAAAGCAATCGCATCAACATATGCTTTATTAGCAACCTGATAATTAGATGTTGGTGAAGCTGAAGGCGTAACTGGAAAAGAAGTAAAGGTTTTAACTCCATCTATCGTTTCCGCACCTGTCAGCGCCACCGCCCCGACTTGGGCGGCAGTTACAGAGTGAGGATTATTAGTTAAAAAAGTATGGTCATAAGCAGTTTTACCCCTATCGCCACGATAGGCGGTTACCGAGGTTTCGCCCAAAACCAAAGCATCAGTAATCCCATAACCAGCGATAGTCGTGGGTGTTTCGGTAATCGTTGACCACGCTTGATTGTGAGCCAGGGGGGCATAAGTTCCCGAGAGGTCTGGAATATCGGCGGCTACCAATGAACGAAAGGCGGGTGTCCCCGCCGCATCAACAGGAGAGGCAAAAACAAGATTGGCATTCTGGTCATCTAAACCAATCTCTTGGGTAGATAAAGACAAAAAAGCATCAGCGTTTGCGTCCAAAGTTACGGGGTCGTGT